ATGTTGAAGATAAAAATTCTCCAATGTATGGGAATTTATCAGCAGCATCATCACAAATAAGAAAAACAGATTTACCTAACGCTGTTAACAATCAACAAAATCTTATTTATGATACTACTGCTTCTAATTTATCAACTCTTCAACCCACATTAGACATGTTAAATGATAAAGGGTATGAAACTATGATGATAATGGTTTATGCTCACCCTATAGTATCATTTTTAAGAAACTATAAACGTGAACGTAAAGTACCTGCAGTTGGTGTTTTAGGGACATGGGTTAATGTTTATAACTTATTAGCAGATTATAAAAGAATATTTGGTGATAATTTTATTTTAATTAATACACCTGCCTCTGAAGAAGAACAAGCTGAAATAAATAATTTTGAAACAGCTTACCAACAAGGAAAATTAAAAGAATACTTTTCAGACTTATTATCATCAGGCCAATTTCAATCAACTTTTAGAAAAGATGATTCAACATTATCACCTGAAGAATTAGAAAAAAGAGAAAAAGATAGGGCTAAAACTAAAATTACTTTAGATAAAAGTATAGATAAAATAGCTGATACTTACGATAGTATTCAAGCTAATTTAAATCCTGTTGACAGCAAAGAGTTACCTAACATAGTTAAAAAATTTGTTAGATGAAATCATTAGTAAAATCACTCATAACACCGTTTTTAGCTGAAGTTGATATTCCTGTTTCAACTAAAACAATTGGGGTATTTGGAGGTGGATTTCAACCTCCAACAAAAGGTCATTTTGAAGTGGTAAAACAAGCATTGTCGTATCCTAATTTAGATGAATTTAACATTTATGTTGGTACAGGTGGTGGCAGATCAGATGTGATTACTCAAGACCAATCAGTAGCAATTTGGAACATTTATAAAAACTACTTACCTAGTATAGTAAACATTATTCCATCTTCTAACCCAATTACTTCTATTTATTCTTTAGCTAAAGATGAACCTGATGCTCAAATTAAATGGTTTTTAGGTTCACGTGAAGGTAAAGAAGCTGATTTTGCTGATTTTGAAAAACGTACTAAATCTGCTTTAGGTAAAACAAATATTGAACCTATTAATATTATAACCTCAGATGGTATTAGTGGAACTGCTGCTAGAGCAGTATTAAATAATAAAGAAGAATTCTTTAAATATTTACCTAATATTGACGAAGCAGATAAAGAAGAAATATACAACATATTAAACCCATCAGTAGAAGAAGGAGAAGAAATAACAAATTTTCTTGAAGAAAAAATTGAAGGTGATAGTATAGTTTGTGATAATTGTAGTTGGACTTGGAAAATAAAAGATGGAGGAGATGATTTGTTTATATGTCACAAATGTGAACATGATAATACTCCTAAAAAAGAAAATACTAATTTCTTTGAACCATTACAAAACCAAGACATAGACATTAAAATGTCTTCAGAACCAACTCGAGTTGATTACTACAAAGACTATATTAAAAATGTAGTACCATCTGATTTTAAAGTTGAAAAACAAAAAGATAAAATTGTTGTTTCTAACATTTCTAAACCAGGACTAGAACACAATCCTGAATTTAAAGACAAATTAGTATCATTAACACTGTTTATGATAGACAATGGATTAAATATTGAACCATTACCTAATTTAACTTTTATAGAAGACGACAAACAGAATGCTAGTAACATATTAGGACGTACAGCCCATTATGACCCTAATAATAAATGTATTACTTTGTATACTTACAATAGACACCCAAAAGACATATTACGTTCATATGCTCATGAAATGATTCATCATATGCAAAATCTTGAAGGTAGAATAACAGGCATCACAACCCAAAACATAAATGAAGACGAGTATCTAAAGGAATTAGAAGAAGAAGCATATAGTAAAGGCAATATGTGTTTTAGAGGATGGGAAAACTCAATTAAACCATCCATTAATGAATGGGTTATTGATATTCCAAAATATAATTATCCAAAAACATTAACAGAAAATTTATGGTATACTTTACATGAAATTGTTTTATCCAAAGACAATGCTGTTGAAATAAATGGAAGTTTAACAGACGGACAGTTTACAGTAGGAGACCAAACATATGTTTATAAAATTAAAGAATTTCCTACACCTCCGTATTACGACCCAGGTTTATTTTATAATATAGAATTTCATCCTGAAGGAAACTTAAGTTCAGAACCTCAAGGAGGAAAAGAAAATTATATAAAAATATTGTCTACCATGTATAAAGTTATACTAGACTTTGTTGAACAAGAAAAACCTGAATATATAGGAATTGCTTCTTTAGACAATGAAGGAAGTAAAAATTACCATACCGTGTACGCTAATTTAACTGATAATAAATTTAATAGGATACCTGGATATTTTAGAAAAGATGTATCTTTACGTTTTGATGGTCCTAGAGGAAAAGGAAAAATGGTAGTATTAAAAAGAAAAAATGATTAAACTAACAGATTTACTAAAAGAAATTGAAGGACAAAAGTATACTATCTATTGTGATATGGATGGTGTATTAGTTGATTTTGATCAAGGTTATAAAGACTTAACAGGAATGTCTACTGAAGAAGCAAATGCTCAAGGTAGTAAATTCTTTTGGGACCCTATTAAACAAGCAGGAGAAGATTTTTGGGTTAAATTAAAATGGATGTATGATGGGCAACAACTATGGGATTATATTAAACAATACAACCCAAAATTACTCTCAGCCCCATCAAAAGAAGAATCATCTAAAACAGGCAAACAAATATGGGTAGATGAACATTTACCTGGGGTAGAGCTTATTTTAAAAGCAGCTAACCAAAAACAGCAATTTTCAGGCAAAAATAAAATACTTATTGACGATAGAAAATCAAATATTAAACAATGGAAAAATAAAGGGGGCATAGGTATCCTTCATACTTCTGCTGCTAGTACAATTAAACAATTAAAAAATTTAAACTTATGAAAAAATCACAATTACAACAAATCATTAAAGAAGAAATTCGTAAAACTTTAAAAGAAGCAAAACCATCAGAAGACGGAGCACAATACATAGGTAAAACCATTGCACAAATTAATCAAGATGAAGAATCAATAGAGATTATATTTGAAGATGGAGAAACAATGAATATAAATGCATCTACAGGTAGACGTGGTAATGTAATACTTGATATAATGTAAATAATATACTAAAATAATGAGTAAATATAGTTTAGTAAAACTGATGGAGAATGAAGATGACTTCCAATCATCTAGATTTACCCGTAAAAATAACTTAATACTAGAACCTATTACATTTTCAGTTAAAAAATTAATTGATATTATTAAAGATTCTAAATTTCAAAAAGGAGTGTTTGTTCAAGATGATAAGTCTGTAGCTCAAGCTAAAGAAAATTACTTTGGAACTAAAATCATACCAACAGTTAAAAAATCAATGGAACAATCATTTTCTACTTTAAGTAAAAAAGAATGGATAGCTAAATTTAAAATATATAAAAATAAAGATTTAGAAGGCATATATGATACCTTATCTAACAATAATGGTAAATTCCATATTATTACAAAAGATGCTATTGATGCTATAGAAAAAGAACCAAATAAAAAACCTAAAAATTTACTCCCAGAACCTCAAATAAAAGAAAAAAGTATTGTCTATATTCCTAATGATGCAAATACTATTAGTAATATTAGAAAAGATTTAACAAAAATTCTTACAAATGCTGAGAAAAAAGAAGGAGTAGATTACAAATTCATAGAAAAAGAAGCAATCTAATGTCAGACAACGTTTTAAAAAAAGAGTTTCAACAAAAGGACGTACAACGACTCCGTAACCTAATGACAGGTAAATACGGGGAGAAAACCATTGTCGGAACAGGTTACACTAAACAACAAGAGTTTCATGAAGAAGGAGACATCTGGGAAGAAGATGGAAGACAATGGACTATCAAAAATGGTGTTAAACAAAATGTTACTAAACTAGACAAAGCAAAGGAGTCAATTCACTTGCCTCTTTTTTGTCCTTGTTGTAGTAAAATGATGAAACCCCATCTTGATAAACGTTTTTATTTACAATACAAAAGATGCTTTAACTGCCAGGTTGACTTTGAATCTGAATTAAGAAAAAAAGGTTTATTAGAAGAATTTGAAAAATTTGTTATCAATGCTGACATTGATGGTATTATAAATGATTTTAACATTTGGATGGATGAAGAAATAAACGAGTCTAATACATCATATGTTACAGAAGCGGGTGATGTAGAACGTTGGGTTGGTTCTTCAAAACAAAAGTTATTAGAAAACAAAGAAGAAACAATTAAATATTTACAGGGTCTAAAAAAGTAACCCATATATTTATAATAAAAAACATGGACTTTTCTAATTTTATATCTTATTTATTCCACTCAAGAACACAAACCCACATTTTTCATTTACAAACACCTTCATATGCTGAACACATTGCTTTACAAGCATATTATGAAGGTATTGTTCCTTTGATTGATGCTTTAGTTGAATCGTACCAAGGTAAAAATGGTATAATTGATGATTATACTAATTTTAATTTAAAACAATACCAAAATAAAGACCAAGTAATAGCATATTTGGATGTGGTGTGTAAAGCAGCAAATCAAGTAAGAGAAACAATTGAAGACAGTTACTTACAGAATCAAATTGATACTATAACTGAATTGATTAAATCAACTATTTACAAACTAACATACTTACAATAACATGGCATACAAATATAAATTAGTAAAAGAACTAGGACCACAAGACTTTGAAAAAGCAGCTAAAACTGTTGGCCCAGATACAATGGATGCAGTGTCTAAAGGGCAATTAAACTATCAAGACTATGATGAATTAGAAAAAATTCTAGGACAAGCCGGTGTTGAACAAAGTAAAATTGAACAAATTCTTGATTTATGGTCTCAACGTTCTGAATATGCTAATGTAAATGAAAAAGAAGAAGGTTATTATAAGGACCCTAAAACCGGAGAAATTAAAAAGGGTTCTTTACAAACAGCATTCAATAAAAAAATGAAATCTATGTTTGGTGAACCTGATCCGAATGTTAAAAATACTTTTAAAACACCTGAAGAACAAGGTAAAGAAAATTTAACCAAAGAAGTTCTACGTAGACTTAAAAACCGTTAATATTTATCATAAATTATTAATAATGGAAAACAAATTACGCATCTTAATAAATCAATTAGTTAAAGAAGAGTTATCACTTTTTGAAAAAAAACTTAAAAAAGATGAAGAACCTCCTGTTGACGACGTTGAATTAGACCTTAGTGCTTCTGAAGAAACACCTGCTGATGCGCCTGCTGATATGCCCCCCGCAGAACCAAGTATGGATATGGAAGGTGGAGAATCAGTTGAAAAACGTATTGGACAACACTTACAACAAGCATTAGATGCAGCTCGTGAAATGCCTGAAAGTGAAAATAAAAATAAACTAATAAGACAAATTGGAAACACAGCTTTATTCTTCCTAAAAACCCAAATTCCGGTTGATGGAGGACAAGCTTAATATTAACCCTAAATAAATAAAATCTATGAACAGTCAAGAGTTATTTGAACAAATGCAAGGTTTATGGGAAGAGTTTACAACTGAACACGCCAAAACTTCCAAAGCAGCTCATGGTAGAGCTCGCAAGGCAGCTGGTGATTTGAAAAAGTTGGTAACTGAGTACCGTAAAGCATCGGTTGCTGAAGACAAAGCAAAGTAATCAACAAAACCGCAATAAGTTATAGGGGGGTAAAACCCCTTATTCTTATTAAAAAACAGTAATATGCCCTACGAAAGAAAAGGAAAATGCATATATAATAAAGAAACAGGCGAAAAAAAAGGCTGTTCATCCTCTGTAGGAAAAGCTAAATCTTACATGAGGGCTTTATATGCTGCTGAAAAGGGTAATATTAAAGAAGAAACAAGTAAAATTACTCAAGCTATTCTAGACAGAGCAGAAGACATTTACCAGGCTATGAAAGCCTCTTCTGGTAGAAAAGCTGTAAAGAAATACGGAGCAGATGCTGAAGACGTATTACGTGGTAGAGCAATGAATATAGCTAAAAAACAAGTCAAAATGAAAAACACAGACAGACTAAAAGAAATTATTAAAAATGCTTTAAGCGAGAAAAAAGATAAAAAATTCCCGGATTTAACAGGTGATGGTAAAGTAACCTACGCTGATGTGTTAAAAGGACGTGGGGTAAAACTTAAAGAAGATTGTGGCTGTGATGGAGACCAAGAAATGGAAATGGATTATGAAGGTGAAATGGCCAAATCAGAATTGTATTGTTTAATGCAAAACGCTCAAATGTTAATGTCTTCACTTGACGACGATACACAATTAGAAGCATGGGTACAAAGCAAAATTACTAAAGCAGCTGATTACTTAAACTCAGTTACCCAATATTTAGCATACCAGAACACAAAACAAGGTCCTCTTGATGAAAAAGAAGCCTTATATACTTTAGACAAATAAAATGGCAAGCAAACAGGAACTTATAGATAAAATTCAAACAATAGCAAAACGTGTTTATTCTGCTAAAATTAAAGATAACACGTTAGGTGTTGAACCTAGTGATGTAAACTTTGATAAAGAAACATTTCCTATTTTATCTAAATTCCCTACTTTAAAACAAGTTATAATAAATCTTTTAACAAAACAATACGAAGATTTTATTTCTGATATTCATTGGGTTGCTCCTCGTCCTACTACTTTTAAAATTCTTTTAGCAAATGGACAGTATTTCTATTTGATTTACACTGAACGTTCATGGATTGCTCAAGTTGAAGGTAAAAAATATTATATGCTGAATATAGACGAGGAAGAAAGAGCAGCAGAATCTATAGCTAGAATACTAATGTATGGTAGTAAGGCTAAAGAAGAAGAAACAGCTGAAGTACCAACAGGTGGAGAAATACCTGCAGACGAAACAGTACCAGAAGCACCTCCAACTGAAGAAACACCTCCAACAGAGGAAGTACCAGAAGAATTACCTACATAATATGAATGTATTTGAACAATTTTTAAATAGTATTTCTTATAAGTTCCCTAAAGGATATCCTGACATGAATAATGAACAGGATGTTTTTTTACTCGAATCATTAGTAAGCGAGGTGTTAGGTGAAGATATAAAATTAAATGAAGGTACTTTAAAACAAAACACAATAAACGCCATTCAGACTATTATTAATTCAAAATTAGGTAAACAATATAAATTTAAAACCCAATCAGAATGGTTTAGACTTGGAAATTTAAATAAGATTTCTTCAGATCAATTTTTAAAAATTATTAAAGACACATTTGATAATCCACAAGTAACTGTACTTAAACCTAAAGAAGGAGAAAACCCAAGTTCTAAGTTTAATATGTATTTATTTGATACATTTGAAGGTCCTGTTAAGATTATATTATCTGGAGGGGCAAATGTTGGAGAAAAATATGAACAAGATTTTGTAAGTAGATTAAAAGCAAATACCGGTTCTAATATTAATGATATTGAAGATCAAGATGTTAAAAAACTTTTTACTACTTTAAAAATTAATCCATCACAGTTATCCCCTGAGGATATATCTTTTGCAGGTAATAAAGATACTAAACGTTCTTTAAGTTTTGAAGGACCTCAAGACATTGGATTTAAAATAGCAGACATAATAATCAAACCAGATTATTATATTTCATTAAAAAATATATCAGGTGGGACATTTTACAATGGAGGGATAATACCTTTTATAGTTGAAAAAGAAGGTAAAGCAGTATATGAACCTTCTAAATTTAATTCTAAACCTATGATGGCGGCTATTTTTAAAGCATTTCAAATTGATCCTAAAAAAGTAGCTCAAGGTGTTAATGAATACATAGTTGGTTCAGGTAAAATACCTAATTCATTTATATCAGTTTCTGGAGATACTGATGCTTTACGTAACCTAATAGCCTCAGGATATGGATATGGTTATTGGTATGTAAGAGAAAAGAAAAATGATATATTCATTTATAATATAAACACTGCTAAAGATGCTTATAATTTAGTAGGAAATATAAAGGATATTTCAATTAAGTATCCTAATGCTGAAACTAAATCATTAACATTAAAGTTAACAGCGGAAAGTCCAATACTTGGACAAGTTAATTATTTAATTGAAATAAGAAACACTCAAGGTAATATATTACCATTAGATTTAAAAATGAAAACAGCATGAAACAACGCCTTATAGAAATAATTAAAAAAACACTAACCGAACAGCCTACAGCTGCTCCTACACTAAACGAGTCTAAGCAATATGAAATGCCCATTTCAGAAAACCTTAGATATCATTTAGACAATAAAATTCAAATTCATGATAATGTTTTTAGACCTGGTTCTAAGGCACATATTGAATTGATTCATGAAACACGTTTATTGTGGAAAAAAGGTGTAATTGAATTACAAGATATTGATAAAAAGCTATTTGAAACCACAGATATTGGACGTTTTGGAATGTATGAAGGTGAAGTTGTTCCACTTGATTATCCAATGATGGAATTATTAACTGAAGCTGAATTAGAGGAAGAAAAGAAACAACCCCCAATTGGTAAACCAAAACGTGGTGGTTCTAAAAAGTTTTATGTATACGTAAGAAAACCAGGTGGAGGAATTAAAAAAGTATCATTTGGTCAAGCAGGTATGTCTGCTAAACTGAATAACCCTAAAGCACGTAAAGCATTTGCTGCTCGTCACAAATGTGCTCAAAAGAAAGATAGAACTAAAGCTTCATATTGGAGTTGCAGATTACCTCGTTATGCAAAATTATTAGGCTTTAAAACAACATTTTCAGGATTTTGGTGATATGATTAAACTAATAGACATATTAAAAGAAGGAAAGGAGGAAAAATATCCTCCTTACATGTACTCACCTGTAGGATTTGGTTGTCACGTTTGTGAATATTATTACATGGAAGATGATAAACATTATTGTAATAATAAAGAATACCAAAAATATAAGGGTACTAATGAATTAGTAGATGATGAAGGAAACCAAATTAAAGACCCATCTAAATGGTGTTCTAATTGGTTTCATCCTAAAAATGAAGAATGAATGTTACATATTTATAAAAGACATTAAAAATTTTATAAGGTGAATAGCAATACTAAAAAATTTATAATACACGTTGTTCATAACTTGTTTCCTCTTAACGAGTATTCTGAGGGTGAATTACGAAATTTAATGGCTAAATTCAAAGAAGAAGCCGATGATTTAAACATTCAGATAACAGATGATCAATTAAAGTCATACATTAATCGTTTTGATCAATTAAAAAATTCACCTAAAATTACTGAAAAAGATTTACGTAAGTATTCTTTATCACAATTAATAAAATTAGTTTCTAAATCAGCAGGTGCAGATGCACCTGAAGAAGCAGACATTACCCCAGACGTTGTTTATAATAATGACAACAATACTATTGTTATTTACAATGGTAGTAAAGAGGGAAATTGTATTAATTTTGGACAAGGTGAAAAATGGTGTATAACCAGAGGATCATATGGTAATTATAGATACAGTGCAGATAGAGGGTATCCTACATTTTATTTAGCTAAAAATACTAATTTATCATCAGATGATGCATTAAGTTTTGTAGCAATACAGGTTAGAGATGTACCTAGTGAAAGTAAAAGATATGTTTTTACTAATAGAAAAAATTCTCCATATGAGTCAGATCCTATGGATTTTAACAGTTTAGTAAGACAAGTTCCTTGGCTTTCTGAAGTGCCTAACCTTAATAATATTTTAAAATATATTCCATTATCAAGTTCTGAAAAAATAACTCAAGCTTATAAAAATAAAGCTGCTACTTATAGAGAATGGTCTCAATTCCCGTTTGAGATGAAAAAGCAGTATTTGGTTGCTAGAAAAAACGATAGGGATCTTTTTGATGACATTGAAAATGATGAATTTGTAGCCAAATACCTTCCAGAATACCCTCAATTAGCTGAATTCATAGCTATAAATTCTGATATTATTGAAAAGGAAGTTTTATTAAAAAATCTAGATAAATTCTCAAACCAAGATAGAAAATCTATTATGGCTAATATGAGAGATAAAATAGATTTAGACTTTTTAAAAAAAGAAACATTTTCATTTGATGTTAAAAAGTTATTAGTTAAATTAGACAAATGGAAACTTAAAGATAATGAAAGAATGTATGTCACTGCAAATGGTGAAGCTATAGTTTTATTAACATTTGGAGATGATTTACAAGTAGGAGTATATACAGCCGATGCTGATTACCCTAATATTAAACTAAATAAACGTACCTCTAAATTCTTAATCGATTATCCAGACATTGATACTATTCCTTTTAAAACTATTCTTAAATTAGCATCCCAAGAAGCAATTGATAAATCAGTTATAAATCGAGTTTTAGAAAAAGCTAAAAATGATCCTGACTCAGCCATAGTATTAAAAAACACAGAAAATGGACAAATTTTAATTGACTCTAACAGTTTTACTTCTTATAAAATTGTAGACAATAAAATTACACCTATTCCTTTTGACAGTGAAGAAGTTCAAAGATTGTTTAATGAAGAATCAGAAAATGATGGTTTTCAAAATAATGTTTTACAACTAGTAAGTACAGGTATTCCTGATTCAGTTGATAAAGAAACATTTATTCGTTTAATAAAAAATATTCCTATTAATAATAGGATAGTTGAATTTAGTAGAGTACCTCATGTTGTAATCATTACAGATGATGGAATGTATTTAATTAAAAACGAAAAAATAGAAGGTGGTTTACGTGCAAGTGCATATTTTGATTTAGATAGTAATGATTGGAGACGTAATAGAGGAAGTTACAATTTTGCTGATGATGCACAAGCTACTAGAGAATATTTTGAATATGCAAGAGGAAAAGGATGGGTATATAATGATGATGAAATTATTAGAGTACTAAATAATTCTGGATGGCAAACACAAAATAAAAAGAATATAATTGCTGCTAATCCTCCACTAGGTGAAAGATGGATAGCTGTAGTTGTAGAAGACAAATATATACTATTAAACAGAATTAATTCTAGAAATAGTAAAATAATATCTAATAATACAGGCCGATTAATAAATTATAATTTCCCTCCTCGAGCTGCTGCTCAGTTTATTGGAACACAAGCAACAACAGTTAATGCCCCCGGTCAAGAACCAGGTCAAGAACGAGTTCTTGCTCCTATTAGAAGAAGAGGAAGACCAGCACGTGGTGAAGCACCTATACAAGCCCCAGCTGCTGCTGCTGCAAACCCTGAAGTTGCAACTAGAATTGAACAATTTGGACTAACAGGTGGATTTAATAGCCTACCTCAAAATGTACGAAATACATTATCATCTGGAACAATTCTTGGAAGATATGCAGTTGACAGAGGTGCATCTCGTAGGAATAACATCTTAAGACCATATGGAGGAAGAGTTGAAGAAACAATTTCTGCAGGTAATTCTAAATTTTATATTATTCGTTTAAGAAACGGAAACTATGTAGGATCAGCTGTTTTTCAACCTGGTAATCAACACTACATAATTACCCCAAATACTTCTTTTAGAATACCAAGTCCAGACGATCTTGCAACTCAGTTAAGACAAAGAGATTTAACTGAAAATGCAAAAGTAATGTTAGCATTACATGCTGAAGCAGATCCGGAATCAATGAATGAATTAAAACATAGATTAAAAAACCGTGCCTAAACTTACAGACATATTAAAAATACTTTACTATGAAAAAATCAGAATTAAAACAAATCATTAAAGAAGAAATAATTTTAGAAGAAAAAAATCAAAAAGCTTCTAAAATCAATCAAAATCTTTCAGATTTAATAGAAAAAATAAAAAAAGATTTTAACATAGAAAATGAGTAATTTTGATCAAATAAAACCACTTTCTAATAAGATAGATACTCTTTTACTAGATATAAAAGAAATTAAACCTAATCTTTATAAAGAATACACATTAATTGTTGATAATGCTATAAATGGTTTTATTGATTTAGGAGCAGAATATATAAAAAATAACCCACAAGAATTTAAGATTTTTTTAAAAAAATTAAGTGATATTATAAAAATATTAGAATTTATTAAAAAGAAAAAAAATATATCTGAAGTAAAACTTACAGACATACTAAAACAGCTTCTTTTAGAAAAGAAAGCAGACCGTTGCAAACGTATTGCTGATCGCAAATACGATAAACCTTCTGCTTACAAATCAGGAGCAATTGTTAGGTGTCGTAAGGGTGAAATTTGGAAAGATTTAAAGGAAGAAGAACAATTAACCGAAAAACAAAAAGAAACACTCCGTACCTGGTTCAAACGCAAAGGTGCTCCAGGTAAAGAAGGTGGATGGGTAGATTGCAATACTTGTAGAAACGGCAAATGTAAACCTTGTGGTAGAAAAGAAGGTGAAAAACGAGCCAAATATCCTTCATGTCGTCCTACACCATCACAGTGTAAAACACCTGGTAAAGGAAAAAAATGGGGAAAAACTAAATAATATTTATAAATAAACAAAAATATGAAACTTACAGAACTTAAAAAAATTATTAAGGAAGAAATTGAAAGAGTATTAGCTGAAGCACCTCAAACTGCTCCTGCTAAACCTGAAACTGATACTGAAACCAAACCAAAGCGTAAAACCTCTCCAGAGGATGATGAATTTGGAACAACCCCAGAACCTGGTACAAGAGAAAAAGAAAAAGCAGAAAAAGCAGCTGAAAAGGTAGCTGAAAAAATAAGAAATAGATACGCTAAAATGCTTAAAAATAAAAAGTAATGCCTAAGTATCAAGACATATTTGATCCTGAAATCATAGCTAAGCTAAAGGCTAAATCCTCTGAAAAAATTAGAGGAAAAAGTCTTATGCAAATGATGAGATCTTCTCAAGAATTATTAAGTCTTGTAATTTCAATTGAAGCACCATATAAGTCTCAATTATCACAGTTAGCTATTGATATAGTTAAGGATCATTATCCTACTTTAGTATCAGATAATATTGATGTAGAAGCTAGAATAGTTAGTAATGTTACTCTTGAAGAATATAATCCATATGAGAAACAACGACGAGTTTCTAATGCTTTAGCTCAAGGAGCATCTGTTGAAGAATTATATTCTTTATTTGAAAAAGAAAGTGTAATACAACAAATACGTTCTATTAATTCATCATTATATGACAAGTATAATGAATTAATGAAACAAGTTTTTGGTATATACAATGATGATCAAGCCATAAACATGATGCTTGCCGCTATTGCTTCAGGTCGAAATTTAGCTGGTGGTAAATCTCAAATTGTAACTGAAAATGAAGGTCCTAAAATTATTGCTGAAGCAATTTGTTTTCCAATGTTGGTCCATGAAATTTTAAAAGGTTATTGGAGTATTTTAGCTCAAACCGGATTAAAAGGTAGTGGTGAAGAAAGACAAGCCACAGTTGATAAAGTTGATAGATTAGAATATGAACCTGAAGATATTCGTTACGGCCCAATTATATTTGAAAAACTAAAAGTTATATACAAAGCATTTACTCCTCCAGATATTGACCCAAGAACATTCGTTATATTTTATGTATCGGTTTTTAAATTAGAACCAAATGAATTCTTTTCATTTATAAGTAATGTTGTAGGTGATAGACCTTTAAGTGAAGATCAAATTGCTTGGATTGAAGATAAATTAGAAAGAATGCAAGTATACTTACAGAAAAAAGATGCTGAAAAAACTATGAGTTCTCTTTCTAATGATGATGAAGATAATGTAGATGATATAGATTTGTCTGATTTGGGTTTAACAGAAGAAAAACGTCCCTACAAAGATCTCAAAACAACAGATAAATACATCCTTCGTGAATTTAACGAAAACATCGATCCTATTGAATTAAAATGGCATCGTGATAAAGAAAACCGCATTATAGAAATTATTGGTGATACAAATTGGAAAATCCAACTCGAAAACCAATTACCTGTTTCTATAAATAAACCAATTAGAATACCTGCTGGTGAATGGCATAGAGTTGTTAAAGGTGATGGTACTTTAAAAGTTAAAATTTTAAAAGAAGAATCAACCCAATACAATCTTGAAGGTATCCTTTACACAGATACTAGAGAACGCCCTCAAAAGGACATAATGTCTGACATTCGTTCTTTACCAGGTATTACAATTGTGTCTTCTGAAGACATAAACCCAAACGAATATGCTACTAATAATGAAAATTATGGTACTATTATTAAAATAAAAGTTGATCCGCATCCTTATCCTTCTGGATTTAAAGATGAAGATTTACAACAATTATTACAAGATATTAGGGTTATTAAAGGTGTAAGAAATTTTAAATTAAATCAAAAAGTTGAAAAGAAAACAGTTTAATTAATATTTATAAACAAAATAAAACTTAAATAAAATGCAAGTAGAAAAATTACGTTCCCTTATAAGAGAATCTATTAATGAATATATTCGTGAAATTGATCAAACAGCTAATGAAGCATCTCAACAAGCTAAAGTTAATGCTTGTGAAGAAGCAATTAAAGTACGCAAAGAAAGACTAAATAGAATTAGTGAAAATGAAGATCTTAAAGAAATGGTTGATGAAACCAAAGTAAAAGAAATTCAAAATGAAATTAAAGCCCTTGAAAACTATAGTAAAAAAGCTAATAAAATACTTGAAAAAATGAGGGCTAAAAAGGATAAAAAAGAAAAAGTAGTAACTGATGCAAAAACAGAAGATGCTCCTGTTGATGAAGCAGATGTAACTGCTCAAATGGAAATGAGTGATGATGGAATGAAAGAAGAAGCATTAAATGAATCATTCCTTAAAATGCAAAAATTAGCAGGTGTAATTACTGAGGCCCAATATAATTCAAAAAAGAAAGCCTTAGTTGAAAACCAAACAAATGAAATATTTGGTTTTGGCAAAGACTATAGCAAAGACCCAGGCGTTATTTACGCCAAAAAATGGATAGATGGATGGGTTAATGATAAACAATTAACTCCTGATGAAGGCAAAAAACTCCTTAGCAAAATGACAGAATGGGTTAAACAATATGAAAAAAACACTCATATCCCAAATTTTTTTACAACTTATCCTCCAGATGAGAAAAATTCTGCAGCCGGTGATGATATATACTTAGCTATGAAAGATTTTATTAAAAAAATAGCACCTAATTCTAAATTAAATAAATCTTATCCTAGTATTGAATGGGATCAAGGTGGACACAATTATGTAGAACGATAAAATAAACATATAGACCGATTCATAGCCGGTCGCTTTAACTAAAAACTAAAAATGGAGCTGTCTTAGGGCAGCTCCTTTACTGCGACTCCATATATTTATGTATGTATGGAAACAATAATATATTACTTACATAAAGGAGATAATGTTCCTTTTTATATTGGAAAAACCAAAAATAAAAAATTACATAGGAGTTATCAACATAAACGTCTTTATGGAAAAGATACATTATTAGAAGTTATAGATGAAATTCCTACTGAGGAATGGAAATTTTGGGAAAAATATTATATATCATTATTTAAATCTTGGGGGTTTAGATTAACTAATAAAAACAACGGAGGCGGAGGCCCTATTTCATACTCAGAAGAATCTAAAAATAAAAAAAGTGAATCTTTAAAAAAAGTTTGGAAAGATAATAGATTTAAAAGAAATTTAGGTAAAAAAATTTTAAATATCCAAACTGGAGAAATTTATAATTCATGTATTGAAGCGGCTAATAAGTTGCAAATTAATGTGAATACTGTGACTTTAAAATGTAAAAAAGAACAAGAATTAAAATATATTGACAATTGGAAAATTCGTCCTTCAAAAGCAAAATAATTTGGTTTTTTAAATAAAGGATGCTATATTTGGTAGGCAGAAAACAGCTTTTGGATATAAATGGAAATATAAATAATATGAAAGAACAAAAAATAGTAGTGATCGGAGCAGGAGTAGCAGGTATTAATTTTGCTACTAAACTTGTAGACAATGGGTACCCAGGACATTTAATTACAATAATTGATAAGGGTAATGATCCTTTCAAACGCCAACCAGAGGAAGTAATGACAGGCATGTTAGGCAGTGGAGGATGGAGTGATGGTAAATTGACTTACCATACTGCAATTGGAGGTGTATTATCAAAATACTGTGGTGAAGAAAAAGCAATGGAATTGATGGATCAAGTTATTAATAACTTTAGACGTTTCCATCCTAAACCAGAAGAAATATTTTGCTCTGACCCACAAGCAGAACCTGATTTTATTAAGCCATATTTTGGGTTACGTTTGTTTCCTGTATGGCATATTGGTTCAAATTATCTACATGAAATTGCTAAAGCATGGTATCAATATTTAGTTGATAAAGGTGTTAGATTTGCCTGGAATGTAACTGTAGATTGGATTGACTTTAAAGAAAATATGGTATTATCTACCGCTGATAATGGTAATAAAGGTTTATTACCATACGATGAATTGATATTCGCTGTAGGTAAATCAGGTATTGATTTTGCTCAACAACTATCATATGACTATAAATTACCAACAGAACCAAAATCAGTTCAAATTGGAGTACGTTTTGAAGCACCACAAAAATACTTCCAAAAATTAATTGATATTAGTTATGATTTTAAACTATATCAAAAGTTTGATAATGTTTCATTACGCTCATTCTGTACTAATAATAACGCAGCTTACGTAGCAGTAGAGGAAACATATGGAGACATTTCATATAATGGCCATGCTAAAAAAGGTGAACAGTATCGTAATGACATGACTAATTTTGGTATTCTAATGGAAATCAAAGGCATCGAAAATCCATTTGAATGGTCAAGAAAAGTAGTAGAGTTATGCCAAACAAACAAAACAGGATTATATTACTCACCAAATAAAACCCGTAAACCAAGCCTAACATCTGAAGGTACTACTGTAGCAGCTTCAGAAATACCAGAATACTCACTAAAATATGTTAGACATGCTATGGGTGGTTACTTTAAATATATCGAAGATTTCATTGATCAAATGAATAAAGTATTTGAATTTGGTGATGATTGGGGAATGTATATTCCTGAAGTAAAATATTTGTCTCCTGAACCATTAGTAGACTATAAAAACTTAGCATTAGTAGACTATCCAAATGTACACTTTGTAGGTGATGCTTTATCTGCTCGTGGTATTACTGTTAGTGGTGCTCAAGGTATTTATGTAGCTGAAAATTTAATAAAATAAAAACATATGAAAATCGATCCTACGTTTCAAACTAAAATGTACAAATCAACAGATGGTACAATTCGTTACCTTAAAGATGGAAAACTTCACAATTGGGAAGGACCAGCCATAATACACCCAGACGGAAAAGAAGAGTATTTTATTAATGGTACTCAACATACTAAGGACAGTCATCATAAAGCAAAACGTGATGGAGTTGGGTTACCTTGGTTTAAGAGCAGTGTTGGTAAAGGTGCTAGATCATAATGTTTTAATTATATTATAAGTATGAAAATAGGTTTTTGTGGAACAATGAGTGTAGGCAAATCTACACTAGTACATGCTTTAAAAGAATTACCTGAATTTAAAGATTATTTCTTTGCTACTGAACGTAGTAAATACTTACGTGATTTGGGTATTCCATTAAACACTGATAGTACATTAAAAGGTCAAACAATATTCTTAGCTGAACGTTGTTCTGAATTATTACGAGAAAATGTTATTACTGATAGAACAGTAATTGATGTTATGGCTTTTACTCAATGTGCTACATCAATTTATCAAGAAGATAAAGAAGCATTTATTAAGTATGCTGCTCCATTTATTTGGGACTATGATTATGTGTTTTATGTTTCACCTATTGGTGTAAAAATTGAAGACAATGGTGTTAGAGAAACTAATGCAGATTATAGGGATATAATTGATTTAACTATTAAAAATACTATTACTAGTAATCTTAATAATATTAAAAATTTAGGTATAATTTCTGGTACTACTGAGGAAAGGATTAAACAGATTAAAGGTTGCTTAGGGTTTTGATATTTATTACAAAACCTAAACATAATGAAACTATCAGAATTAAAAAAACAAATAGAAGATGCTATTACTGAAATATTAGGAGAAAGTGAAGCTTATAAAGTAACAGGAGCTAGTGGAAAAGATGATTTAGAATCATTTGCCAATGCTGCAGCAGCAAATGCTTTTAAAGCTGCAAATCCTAACATTAAAAAAATAGAAAAATTAGAAGAAACTGAAGACGAAGATGATGAATTTGACACTTTAGATGATACAGCTTCTGATAAAGAATCTAATAAATCTGCTAAAGAAGAAGAAAAGAAAAATAAAAAAATTAATAAAAAAAGAGACGAAATAATATCCGCTTATAAAAAAATAGCTGGTGATATAAAAGCAAAAGCTAAAGCGGCTAATAGTGGTGATAAAGAAGCTAAAGCTTGGATACTTAAACACCAAGATACTATAAAAGCCTACAATAAACTTAAAAATTAAGTTAGTTAATTTAAAAAGTTATGGGTCAAGACTTAAAACAAATCAAAATGAAAAAATCTGAATTAAAACAAATTATTAAGGAAGAAATACGTAAAGTACTAACTGAAAACGATAATATTGAAGATGATGGCATTGAAGATGATGGCATTGGGGATTGGCTTAAAAAATCATTAGAATTCTACCAGAATCAAAAAAATCAAAAAAATACCCTAAACCAATCAGATACTAAAATAGATAAACAAGGAAATATTATATATTCTTTATATGATGAAAATTCTGATTGGGATTTTAGTGATGGTGATACATTTATGGTAACATGGACTTTAGATAAAGGGGTTTCCAATAGAAGAGCTCAAAGTAAGTTTGAATGGGATGATGATGATTTTAATATAGAAATTCCTATAAAAGATATAATAAACTTCTATAAAGACCCAACAAAACCATCAGAAAACTTTAAAGTACCAGGAGGATATGTTCCTATAACAAAAAAAGAGGCTAATGCTATAATAGATTCTTATTACGAAAATTGGCCAGATGAAATAAATCCTGACTTAAATTGATTTTTCTTAGACTTTTTCTTAGATCTATAATATTTATAATCGATGGGGCGTATCAAAAAATACCAAACAGAAGATGAACGTATTCTCAAACAACGAGAATATAGTAAGAAATATTACTGGTCTAATAAAGAAAAAATTGATGAAAAACTTAAACAAAAATACCATAGGAATTTACAAAATAATAAATCCTAAAAATAAAATCTATATTGGTCAAAGTATTAATATTGACAGACGTTTTAAAGAATATCAAAATTTAAAATGTAAACAACAACCTAAAATTTATAACTCATTAAAAAAATATGGATCTGAAACTCATGTTTTCGAAATTATAGAAGAATGTTCAATTGAACAACTTAATAAAAGAGAAATTTATTGGAAACAGTATTATAACTCTATAAATGAAGGACTTAATTGTGAGTTATATGATAAAGGAATAGGACCTAGATCTGAAATCACTAAACAAAAAATAAGTTTAGCTCAAAAAGGAAATAAACATAATTTAGGTAAAAAAAGATCTAAAGAAACTAAACAAAAACAATCTGAAATAGCAAAATCTCAACTTTGGAGAAAAAATGTTGGTCAAAAACAAAAAGGAAAAAACAAACACTCTAAACAACATATAAACCAGATGTTTAAAAAAATTATAGATAATAACACTGGAATTATATATAATAGTTGCACTGAGGCTAGTTTAAAATTGGATATATCTATGTCTTTAATTAGTAATTCTTTAAAAAAGATATATAAAAAATCAAAATGGAACTTTAGTTATTATGAGTAATGTAGATATAAAACAAATTATTAGAGATGAGTATGTTCTTTGTTCAAAAGATCCTGCCCACTTTATGAAAAAATACTGTCACATACAACACCCAACACGTGGTAGAATAATATTTAATCTTTACCCATTCCAGGAAAAAGTCTTACGCTTATGGAGAGATAACCCATATAGTATAGTACTTAAGTCTCGACAATTAGGTATTTCAACTTTAACTGCTGGTTATTCATTGTGGTTAATGTTGTTTCAAAAGGATAAAAACGTTCTTTGTATAGCTACTAAACAAGAAACAGCTAAAAACATGGTTACGAAAGTAAAATTCATGTTTGAAAACTTACCTTCTTGGTTAAAAGTACCTGCAGAAGAAAATAACAAATTAACGTTACGATTAAATAATGGTTCTCAAATTAAAGCAGTTTCAGCAGCAGGTGATGCAGGTCGATCAGAAGCAGTATCACTTTTATTAATTGACGAGGCTGCATTTATTGAAGGAATTGGTGAGATATGGGCTTCTGCTCAACAAACCTTAGCAACGGGTGGTGGAGCAATTGTATTGTCTACTCCATATGGTACTGGTAATTGGTTTCATCAAACATGGGTAAGAGCAGAAGCACAAGAAAACGATTTTTTACCTATTAAACTTCCATGGTATGTTCATCCTGAACGTGATGAAAGTTGGAGGAAAAAACAAGATGAATTATTAGGAGACCCAAGACTAGCAGCACAAGAATGTGACTGTGACTTTAACACTTCAGGTGATACTGTATTTTACAGTGAACAACTTGACTTTATTTTAGCAACTTCTATTAAGGATCCCTTGGAAAAACGCGGTATTGATCATAACTTATGGATATGGGAATTACCCGATTATACAAGAAATTATATGGTGGTTGCTGACGTTGCTCGTGGAGATGGAAAGGACTTTTCAACATTCCATGTAATAGACACTGAATTGAATACACAAGTAGCTGAATATAAAAGTCAACTTTCACCAAAAGAATTTGGTTACTTATTAGTAAGCATTGCTACAGAGTATAATGATGCTTTATTAGTTGTTGAAAATGCTAATATAGGATGGTCAACTCTTGATGCAATTATTGAAAGAGGATATAGAAATTTATATTATTCTCCAAAAAGTGAAACACTAAATGCTGAAAGTTATTTAGAAAAAACAGATGATCCATCAAGAATGGTACCTGGTTTTACAATGTCTATGAGAACTCGTCCATTAGTTGTAAACAAGTTTAGAGAATATATTGGAGACAAAAGTGTTGTTATACAGTCTAAACGTCTTTTTGAAGAAATGAAAGTGTTTATTTGGAAAAACGGTAGACCCGAAGCACAATCTGGTTATAATGATGATTTAGTTATGAGTTTTGCAATTGGAATGTACATACGTGATACAGCTTTAAAATTTAAAACACAAAATTTAGATTTAACTCGTGCTGCTTTAAGTAATATTGCTACAATTAGGCAAAATCCTCAAGGTAATTATACTACCAATGGTAAAGTAAATCCTTACCAAATGAATATTGGTGGACAAAATGAGGATATTAGTTGGTTACTATGATATTTATTACATATAATTTAATTTAAATGGCTGATACAAGTGTCTTTACAAGGTTAAGAAAATTATTCTCAACTGATGTTATAATTCGCAATGCTGGTGGTAACCAGTTAAAAGTAATGGATGTTAATAGCATTCAAAAAAGCGGAGAATTTCAAACTAACGCCTTAGCTGATAGGTACAATAGAATCTATTCAAGTAATAGTACCTCTCTTTTTGGAGCCCAACTTAATCTTAACTGGAGATATCTTCGTACCCAAGTATACTCAGACTATGATGCAATGGATACAGATGCTATTGTAGCTTCTGCTCTTGACATTATAGCTGATGAATGTACTCTTAAAAATGATATGGGTGAAGTGCTTCAAATTAGAAGCAGTGACGAAGACACACAAAAAATCCTATACAATTTGTTCTATGATGTATTAAACATTGAATTTAATTTGTGGTCTTGGATTCGCCAAATGTGTAAGTATGGAGACTTTTTCTTAAAATTAGAAATTGCTGAAAAATTTGGAGTGTACAATGTTATTCCTCATATGGCTTACCATATAATGAGAGAAGAAAATTATGACCCTAAAAACCCAGCAGAAGTAAGATTTAGATTCAGCCCAGATGGTTTTTCAGGTGGTGCTACAGGTTTTTACGGTGTAACAGGTACAGGTACTTACAGTGCTAATAAGAATGACAAATCATTATATTTTGATAATTATGAAATGGCTCACTTTAGACTAGTAGCTGATACTAATTATCTTCCTTATGGTCGTTCTTATTTGGAACCAGCACGTAAATTATTCAAACAATACATTTTGATGGAAGATGCTATGTTAATCCATCGTATTGTTCGTGCCCCAGAAAAACGTATTTTTTATATTAATGTAGGTTCTATTCCACCAAATGAAGTAGAAAACTTTATGCAAAAGACTATTTCACAGATGAAGAGAACTCCATTTATGGATCCACAAACTGGTGAATACAATTTAAAATACAATTTACAAAACTCACTAGAAGACTTCTTCATTCCAGTAAGAGGAAATGATCAAACAACTAAAATAGAACCAACAAAAGGTTTAGATTATACTGCAATTGAAGACGTAACTTACTTAAGAGACAAATTATTTGCTGCTTTAAAAGTACCTAAAGCATTTATGGGTTATGAAAAAGACTTAACTGGTAAAGCAACATTAGCAGCTGAAGATATTCGTTTTGCTCGTACAATTGACAGATTACAACGCATTGTACTTTCAGAATTATACAAAATTGCTTTAGTACACTTGTATACTCAAGGGTATAGAAACGAACAATTAACTAACTTTGAATTATCATTAACTACTCCTTCTATCATTTACGACCAAGAAAGAATTGCGTTGATGAAAGAAAAAGTATCATTAGCCAAAGACATTATTGATGGTAAATTGTTACCCACAGACTGGATTTATGATAACATTTTCCACTTAAGTGAAGACCAATATGACGAGTATAGAAGTTTAATTATTGAAGACCAAAAACGAATCTTTAGGTTTAAACAAATTGAGAACGAAGGTAACGACCCACTTGAATCAGGTAAGTCATATGGTACTCCTCACGATTTAGCTGCTTTATACGGTGCTGGAAGAAACAACATGGGTGTTCCTGATGGGTATGATAAAGATGAAATATTAGGAAGACCAACTGAAAGAGCATCAACTATGGGTACTCAACAAAGTACTTTAGGTAAAGACAGATTAGGAAGCATGGGTATGAAGAAAGGTGATGCTACAGGTGAGGATGCGTCTATAAAAAATAATTTTAAAGGTAATTCTCCATTAGCATTAGAGACTAAATTAAAAAATAAATCATTATTAGAGTCTTTAGACAAAAAGTTGTCTATTAAAAAAGAGGAATCTTCATTATTAGATGAATCTCAAATACGAGAATAACAGAATATATATATTTATAACTAAAAATATTACTATAGAATGGTAATTAAACATTCAAAGTACAAAAATACTGGTATTCTCTTTGAACTGCTTGTTAGGCAAATCACAGCCGATACCTTATCAGGAGCTGATTCCCCAGCTACTACAATTTTAAAAAAGTACTTTACTAAAACAGAACTGGGAAGAGAATACAAACTATATGAAAGCTTTTTTAAGCACACTAATATTAGTGAAGCTAAAGCAGACATGGTTGTAACAACTCTTATTGAGAGTTCAAAGTATCTGAACCGTTCTATATTAAAAAGACAAAAATACAATTTAATTAAAGAAATTAAAGCACATTATAATTTAGAAGAGTTTTTTAAAACAAAACTTCCTAATTACAAAGCACAAGCCGCTTTATTTACTCTTTTAGAAGTATACAACAGTGAAAATTTATCTAATCCTAACCAGATTATAGAAAACAAAACTGTACTTTTAGAATTTTTAACTAAAGGTCCAATTAATAAAAAAGAAGTTAAAAACAATATTTTAGAAGAATTTAAACATCAGGATAAAGACATTCGTGTTTTAGCATATAGAGTATTATTAGAAAAGTTTAATAACAAATATGCTGATTTAAATTCAAATCAAAAGATTATACTCAAAGAATTTATAAATAGTGTTGACAATGCTCCTAAATTAAAAGAATTTTATAACACTAAAGTATCTGAAATAAAAACTCAGCTAACATCTCTTAATAAATCTGTTACTGCCCCAGCTATTAAAATAAAAGTTAATGAAGTGATAAACATTTTACCTACTTTAGGTAAAAATGATAAGATCAACGATGATCAACTAGTTAATCTTTTACAATACTGTGAATTGATAGATGAATTAAAAACTGCAAAATGAGTAAAAAAGATCAAATACGTGAACTGATTCAAAAGCGTTTAAAAGAAATGAGCGCTACTGGTACCGGTGCGTCTTTTACTCCGGGTACAGGTGCAAATTATGCTACTCCTTATGCTTTTAACCCAAATAAAAAAGCTAAAGGTGCTAAAAACATTTACTACTACAAACTTGGTTTCAAACCTGTAAATCAAAAAGCTTTAAATAAACAAGCTAAGGGAATAGAAGTTAAACAATTGTGGGAAGAAGAAACACCTAAATTTGACATTGAAGGTTTTGTAGGTGCACTACAAACTGACAATGAAGAATTAAAAAAATATATAGCAGGACGTTTAGGAGACTTTGACTTATTAGCAAGTAAATTAAAAGAACTTATTGAATTAATACAAAACGCTAAAAAAGAAACTATAAACAGTTATAGAGAAAATCCTGAATTTAAAGCTGTTTACGGTACAGATTTAGCCATTTCATTAATAGACGACACTATAAAACTTTTTAAATAAATGAAAACACTTCAAGATCAATATAACCTTATTAAAGAAGGTAAAGGTAATAAACAACAATTTTTCAAATCAGCACGTCATCTGTTTCCTGATTTAATCACCCCAGTTAATTCATTTAATGACGCTGTTAACATTCTTAAAAACAGAGGTGTTATCAGTGAAATGTTTGTGGGTGGTGGAGTAGTAACTAAAGGTAGAACACCTGATTGGTTTTCTATTTTTAATGAAAATATGGATAAACTTGCTGAAGCTAAAGAAGCTAAAGCTGAAGAGAAAGAAACCACTAAAGAAGTAACCGATATGGCTACTCGTGGTTACGATTATAAGGATACTAAAAACATTGACAATATTTTTGGTACTGCATTTTTAAAAGGATTCTACAGTGAAATGCAAGACCCTAAAAACGAAGGCAAAACAGTAGAAGAATTAAAACAAATTGTAGCTAAAAACATGGCTAAAGATTGTTTACACTACGTTAAAAACAGCCCATTTGGTGTTGAAGGAGGATACACAGTAGAAGCACCTGGATTAGGCGAATCAAAACCTGCTAAAGGCCCACATAAATCTTCAGGTTATGGTGATTTAAAAGAATCAGTATTGCGTTCTCAAATTCATTTGTTAGTAAAAGAAGTATTAGCTGAAGAAAATAAAGATCTTTCAAAACATCGTTTGGGTGTTTTAAAAGCAGCTTTAGCTGACGCTGAAAAAGAAATAAAAAAAGTAGATAAAGATGGTAAACCTTTATTAGATAAAGATAGTAAAGCTTTTAAAGACTGGGAAAAAACAATTGCAGCTAAAAAAAGAGAAATTGAAGCTCTAGAAAAAGAAGTATTAGATGAAGTTAAACAACCTGAACTTAAAGCTGCTTTAGATGCTGCTGATGAAGCATATGATGAAAATAAATATGATAATGTAGATGATTTTTTAAAAACATATAAAGGTAAGTATAAAAATGAAGTAGAAAATGCTTTAAAAAGCAAATATGAAGGATAACCATGAAACAGATACTTATTGAAACCCAAACATTTGCGGCTAAACCTGTCAAATTAATTGAAGGTAAAAGTGGAAATGGAAACATACTTGTTCAAGGTATATTGGCGACTGCTGAAGTAAAAAACGGTAATGGTCGTTATTACTCAAAAGACTTATGGCAAAGGGAAATTAATAAGTACATGGAAAGTGTTAAACAAAATAGAGCATTAGGTGAATTAGACCATCCTGATTCTCAAATCATTAACCTAAAAAATGTATCCCATAATATTAAAAAAATATGGTGGGATGGAGACCATGTAATGGGAGTAATAGAAATATTACCTACCCCATCAGGTAACATTTTAGCAGCATTGTTCCAAAACAATATTCCTGTAGGTGTTTCTTCTCGTGGAATGGGTTCATTAAAACAAATGGGTGAAATAATGGAAGTACAAGATGATTTTGAATTGTTGTGTTGGGACTTTGTATCAACACCTTCTAACCCAGGCTCATACATGAAAGAAGTTGCTTTAAATGAAGGTAAAACTACTAATATTAACAAGTATACTAAAGTAAATTCCATAATCACAGACATACTTTGTGCTAATGGAACTTGCCCAATATATTAACCCCTCTTAAAATAGAATTTTAAGACTGATGCCTCACAAAAGTGAGGCATTTCTTTTTCAACAGGGTGCGTTTTTGATAGATACATATATATGTATATTCAAATATGCTACCCTTTCCCCTTATGTAGCATTTATTAATAAACAATCTATTACGTTTCTTATTAAACGTATTTCCGAAACAAAATTATTTGAGGACAAATGAACAGAAAAATGCTTGAAGAAGCAATTGCTGAGGCTAAAACTATTAGAGAAACAGCAATTGAAAGCGCAAAAATCGCCCTTGAAGAAGCTTTTACTCCCCAATTAACAGCTATGTTTGCTGAAAGGCTAAACGAGCTAGAATTAGAGGAAAAAGAAGAAATGGGCGATACAAATGAAATGTACGGCACGAACGAAGAAGGATTAGAAGAAACTTTTAGTCTTGAAGAACTTCTTGCCGAGTTGGACGAAGCTGACAAAGAAGCTAAAGCAAATGAAGCAAAAGACATGGAAAAAGAAGGTCAAGAAAATTTAGAAGAAGACCTAATGCTTGAAGAAATGTCTGATGATGAAATTGAAGAGCTTGTAAAATCAGTAATCGACGACATGATCGCATCTGGTAAGCTTATGGCTGGTGAAGAAGCCGAAGACGAGGACATGGAAGACATGGAAGACATGGAAGACATGGGTGGTGAAGAAGAAATGGAAGAAATTGATGAAGACATCAATCTTGAAGAACTTCTTGCTGAAATTGATTCTGAAAAAGAAGTAAAAGAAGGAATGAGTGCTGAAACTCTTACTAACATAATAGATGCCGCTATGGCTACTGCTACAGCAGGTAAAATAGCCGCTACTATAGGAGGTGGAATTTCAGTAGCAGCTGTTATTCAAGCCCTTAAAGGTCTTAAAAAAGACTTAGAAGCTGAAAAATCTAATAATAACCCAACTTCAGAAATGGAAGAAACTATCGCTGAACTCCGCAACGAACTCAACGAAGTTAATCTATTAAACGCTAAGCTTCTTTACACCAACAAAATCTTCAAAGCTAAGAATCTTACCGAATCAGAAAAAATCAAGGTTTTAAACACGTTTGACAAAGCAGAAACTGTTAAAGAAGTGAAACTCGTATTTGAAACTTTAACTGAATCTTTTAAAGCTACTACAGCTAAAAAGAACCCAATTAAAGAATCATTAGGATCAGCTTCTAGAACAATTGCCCCTGCTACCCCTAAACAACCAATAATCGAGGTCAACAATGCGTTTGCTCGTATGCAACAACTTGCTGGTCTCAAAAAGTAAACTTAAACATTAACAATTAAAAAACAATTATTTAAAAATTATGGAAACTATTCAACAATTAGTAGAGTCCGCAAACCCATGGAGATCACTTCAGAGTGATGCTGCTAAATTAGCAAAGAAGTGGGAAAAAACCGGCCTTTTAGAAGGTCTTGGTGAGGACGTAAACAGAAACAACATGGCTTTGATGTTGGAAAATCAAGCAAAGCAGTTAGTAGTAGAAACCTCTCAAACAGGTACTAACTCTTTCTTCACTTCAGGTACAAACGGTGAAAACTGGGCTGGTATTGCATTACCATTAGTACGTAAGGTATTTGGTCAAATTGCAGCGAAAGAATTCGTTAGCGTTCAACCAATGAACTTACCTTCTGGTCTTGTGTTCTTCCTTGATTTCCAGTATGGTACTACAAAGAACCCATTCACTTCAGGTGGTTCTATGTATGGTACTCGTAATGCTTCTGACCCAAATACTCCATTTTCTACTCCTAACCCAGTAGGTGGTTTATATGGTGCTGGTCGTTTTACTTACTCTACAAACCAATTCTCAGCTTCAGCTGCTACTGTAACTACAGCTTCTAACTATGTTTCAGCTTCAACAGCTAATGAAAAGCAAGCTCAGTGGGCTGCTTTAGGCTATGCTTCTGAACTTTCAGCTTCTGTAGCTGCTGGTAAAATTTGGACTTTAACTTTAACTGGATTTGGTTCTATATCTTCTTCTTTTGATGCAGATGCAGTTCGTGGATTTTTAGTATCAGCTTCTGGCACTACTAACATAATTCCAGCTAATGTACTTCCAGCTTACACTACTATTAATAGTACTGGTACTACTTTAACATTCTATATTACTGGTAGTGCTACAGATATTGGTGGTACCATCAGCCCAGTTTTATTCTTTAACAAGAAAACTACTGATCAAAACCGTGGTGATTTTGAAGATCCAACAGGTGCTACATTACCTACTTACTCTACTCCGAACGCTCAATCAGCTTCTACAATTGCTATCCCAGAAATTAACATTTCTATGCAATCTCAAGCCATCACTGCTAAGACTAAAAAGTTAAAGGCTGTATGGACACCTGAATTTGCTCAGGATTTGAACGCATACCAAAACTTGGATGCTGAAGCTGAATTAACTAACATCATGAGTGAGTACATTTCATTAGAAATCGACCTCGAAATCCTTGATATGTTGATCACTGATGTTCCAACTGCTAATACTGAATACTGGTCAGCTATTAACAACGTAACTTTGGATGCAGCTACTCTTCCAACTGCTAGCTTAGGTTTCTACAACACTCAAGGCCAATGGTTCCAAACTCTTGGTACTAAGATCCAAAAGATTAGCAACAGAATTCACCAATTAACCCTTCGTGGTGGTGCTAACTTCATGGTAATCAGCCCAACTATTGCAACTATTATCGAGTCTATCCCAGGATTCGCTTCTAATAGCAATGGTGATGCAGCTGACATGGACTATGCATTTGGTGTACAGAAAGCAGGTCAATTCAACAGCCGTTACACTGTTTATAAGAACCCTTACATGACTGAAAACACTATCTTAGTTGGTTTCCGTGGTAAGCAATTCTTGGAAGCAGGTGCTGTGTTTGCTCCTTACATTCCGTTGATCATGACACCTCTTATCTACGATCCAAACACCTTCACTCCACGTAAAGGTCTGTTGACTCGCTACGCTAAGAAGATGTTACGTCCTGAATTCTATGGTAAAGTATTAGTAAATGGTTTGAACACCCTCTAATATAAACCAATATAATAATTAAAGCCCAGAGAAATCTGGGCTTTTTTATTTTCTTTTAATATTTATACACAAACACGATCATGTCTGATTTTAACAGAACCGAACAGGCTCAACAGATTTTTAAAGAAAAACGTAAGCCTAAAAATCCAATTTCATTTAAAATTCAATTAAATGAAGAACAAAAATTAGCTAAACAATTAATTTTAGACAATCCAGTAACATTACTAAAAGGAATGGCAGGTTCTGGTAAAACATTAGTTGCTTGTCAAGTAGCATTGGACTTAGTATTTAAAAAAGACGTTGAACGAATTATTATTACTCGTCCTACAGTTGCTAAAGAAGAAATAGGTTTTTTACCTGGTGACTTAAAAGAAAAAATGGATCCTTGGTTGGCCCCAATTTATGCTAATTTATACATGCTGTATGATAAAGCAAAAATTGATAAAATGATTCAAGACCAAACAATTGAAATTGTACCATTTGCCTTTATGCGAGGCAGAACATTTCCAGATGCAGTTGTAATTGTAGATGAATGTCAAAACATTACTCATGGTCAAACTGAAATGATTTTAGGTCGTTTAGGTAAAGGTGGTAAAATGATTTTTTGTGGAGACATCACTCAAACAGACTTAAAAAATAAAAAAGATAGTGGTATAGGTTTCTTTACTCGTTTAGAAGAAAACATTAAAGGTGTTAAAATTGTTACCTTAAAAACCAACCATAGACACGAAATTGTAGAACCAATCCTTCACCTATACTCAGAGTATAGGGATTGATATTTATAAATAAACCCTATTCATGGCCGCTGGTAAATATTCATTTATTATAGAACAAGGTGCTACTACTAATTTCGGTATATTATATCAAGATTCTAATAAAGAATATATTGATTTAACAGGATTTGAAGGTAGAATGCAACTTCGACCTAATATAAATTCATCAACTGTGTATTTGCAACTTTCTAGTTCTTTAAATAATGATGGTACTGGAATAACAATTGACCCTAGCGGTTCAATTAGTATTTATATTTCTTCTTGCACCAGTTCTATGCTTACTTTTGATCAAGCAGTATATGATTTAGAAATATATTCAGGAAGTGGAGCTTGTCCTTACGTAGTTAGATTATTAGAAGGAAATATTAAATTAAGTAAAGAAGTAACTCGATAAAATATGATATCTGCAAACCAAACACCTACTATATTAACTATTACTACTCCTGGTCCTCAAGGTCCTCAAGGTCCTCCTGGAGATGCTACTACTGGTTCTAATACATTTGTTGGTAATCAAACAATAACTGGTTCTATTTTTATTTCTGGTAGTATTATACCTGCAGTAGGAGCTGGAGAATTAACTTCATCTTTTAATTTAGGATCCGAAAATGCAGCTTGGAAAGAAATTTTTGTATCCGAAGGATCAATTCGATTTATCAAATCAGGATCATCACCTGTAGTTTTATCGGCTAAAGACGGTGGTATTCAAATTAACAGTGGCTCTGTAATATCTGCTGATGGTGTTAGTGGTCAATTTTCTACTTCTAAAAGTTTAAGTGATAATGTTACTGTTAAAGACAGTAACAATAGTTTATTAATGGGTCCAATTGAAGTAGAGACTAATAAAGAAATTTCTGTAGAAGATGGATCTGATTTAACTATTTTTGGAGACATAGACACTACAACCCCAGATAATCTTAGTATTAGTACTTTAACAGCTACTAACAATATTAGCACTTCAGGTAAAGTTAATTCATCTTTTTTTACTAATAATAAAACTATAAACTCTAATATAACTGTTAATAGTAATGAAGATGCTTTAATAATAGGTGAAACTAATATAGAAGAAGATAAAGAAATTTCTATAGAAGATGATAGTGAATTAACCATATTTGGAGATATTGAAACTCCAACTACAGTAGATAGTGCTTCTTTTGCTACTACAGCTAGCTATGCTTTGGATTCAAACCCTACATTCCCATATTCAGGCAGTGCTATTATAACAGGATCATTACTTGTAAATGATGGTACATATGATATTATAAATACATCTAATCTCCAACTAAATGATTCTACTGGAGGTGCTAGTATAAATTGGAATAGTAGATTTTTACAAAATGGAAATGGAACCCCATTAGATTGGGATGCTAGACTACTACAGTCTTCAAATGCAGATGAATTTTCTATTGATTGGGAAAATAGAATACTTTATGCTAATGATGGAACAACAGCTCACCTAGACTGGAGTAATCCTTCATATATGTCTCTTCCTAGTATAACTGAAAACCCAATAGTAAGTGTTCTTGGTATAGATGGAGGTGGAAGAATATATTCTACTGCTTCAAGTGCAATTGGAGGAGGAGGTGCTTCTTTTCCATATACAGGAAGTGCTGTAATTACTGGTTCTTTAGTTGTAACAGGTTCTACAACTTCAACTCTAGGATTTACAGGTAGTTTATTTGGAACAGCTAGTTGGGCCCAAAGTGCTTTACAAGCATTAACATCTTCTTTACTTATAGGTACTGCCTCAAGTGTAAATATTGAAACAATTACTAATTCTCCTACTATAACTGGTAATAATTACCTATATGGAACAGGTGTAAATAGTACTTTATCTATACCTTCAACATCTACTGGAAGTTTACAATTAGGAAGAAATATATTTTTAGCAACTCCTACTAATGGAAATATAACATTATATGGTGGAGTGAGTGTTACAATAACATCTAGCCAAGTAAGCATGGTTGGTAATAATTTCAATTTAGGAACAAATACTGATGGTTTTACTAATCGCAGTCAAATCCTTCAAACCGGTACAACTAGTACTATACATATTTCTAGCTCTCAAATACTTTTAGATGGAACACATCCTTCAGGCTCAGTTTTATTTGTAACTGGTAGTGTAGTTCCAACTGGTGTTCCTGCTAATTTAAATGATGGACCTGGTGGAAATAGTTTAAATAGAGCAGCAGTACAATTTGCTAAAAGTGGGTCTGGTGATAATTACTTGTTATATGTTTATATAGGTGGAAGATGGAGATCTGCTTCTCTTTTTTAATAACTAAAATAAAATATATATATATTTATAACTAAATAAAACACAATGAGTAGAATAAAAGTAAATACTATAAACCCATTTACAGGAACTACTGTAACTCTTGGAGGTAATGTAATTCCTTCTGGGTCTAAAACATTAGGTACAGAAATATATCCTTGGGATGATCTATACGTAGGTACATCCTCCGTTTCCTTTGTAAACAATTCTATAACTATAGCTCGTTTAGCTGCTATAGGTGAAACTGGAATTGCAGGAAATCCTACAGGAATGATGTTTACATGGGATCAAAATAGTTTAAGAGGTTCTTTTAGTGTAGGAAGAAACAATAGAGCTTCAGGAACAGCTTCTTTAACAGTTGGTTTATCAAATACAGCTTCAGGTAATTATTCATATGCTCAAGGTACCACTAATTTAGCTTCAGGTCTTTATTCTCATGCTGAAGGAAGTAATACTCAAGCAACAAACACTTCTGCTCATGCTGAAGGCTCAGGTTCATCAGCATTAGGTATAGGTAGTCATGCTGAAGGTGCATATACTTTAGCTTTAAATAATGGTTCTCATGCTGAAGGTTATTTTACCACAGCTTCAGGTACATATTCTCATACTGAAGGAGAAAGTACATTAGCAAACGGTAATGGTGCCCATGCTGAAGGATATTTAACAATTGCACAAGGAGCTCTTTCTCATGCCGAAGGTCGTTCAACTATATCTATAGGTAATTCTTCTCATGCTGAAGGTGAAGGAACAATAGCTTTAGGTTTTGCCTCTCATACAGAAGGATTATTTACAGTAGCCTCAGGTTCATATCAAACTGTAGTAGGTGAATATAATGCTCTTGGTGATACAACAAGTTACTTTATTGTTGGAGGAGGAACAAGTGGAACTCGCAAAGATGCATTTAAAGTAACTAATAGTTCATCAATAGTAGTAGCTACTCAAAGTACTGCTCCATCATGGACTGGTGTTGAAGGTGAAATGGTTCCTTATGTTAGTGGTGGTGTATATCGTTTATATGCTTACTTAGGAGGTGCTTGGAGATCATCTTCATTCGTATAAAAATAAAAATAAATATCATAACAAGAAGACCCAATTTCGGGTCTTCTGTTTTCTCTTAATATTTATAAACAAACTCTATTCATGGCTAATATTCCTATTTATCCTGGTTCATCTTCATTTTTTCCGGGTCAAACCCCGTTTGGATTTTATGATTATGATTCTCAATTTCAAGAAGATATTGATAAATTTGTTACATATTGTGCTAGAAGATTAGGTTATCCTTTAGTAGACATTGAATTACAAGATTTAAATTTTTATGCTGCATTTGAAGATGCAGTAACTACTTATGGTAATGAAATTTATTCATTTCAAATAAGAGATAATCTTTTATCATTAAATGGTGCTCCTACAGATACAGAAGTTAATGATGCTATTATTACTCCTAATATGGGAGAAATAATAAGACTATCACAACAGTATGCTGCTGAAGCTGGAGCAGGAGGAAATATAACTTATTACAGTGGTGCTTTAGCATTAACACCAGGCCAACAAACATATGATTTAAAAGACTGGGCTATTAGTCAAAGTATTTCAGGTGGAATTGAAATTAAAAAAGTATTTTACCAAGACTTACCTGCTATAAATCAAATGTATGCACCTTTTGGTGGATTTGCTGGTTTAGGAGGATTACCTGCTGCTGGTATTTACGGTGGAATGTATGGTGGAGGATACGGAGGAGGATACTTAATGATGCCTGTAGCATATGATGCTGCTGTAATACAAGGATTAGAATTAAGCAATACAATTCGTCTATCAAATTATACATTTGAAATTATAAACAATAATATAAAAATATTCCCAATACCAACAGGTAATGATGTTAGACAGGGATTTTTATGGTTTGAATATATTAAAACAGAAGACAGATATACTAATAGTATAACACAAACAGGTGGAGATAAAGTAACAAATGTATCAAATGCTCCTTATGGTTATCCTACTTATACACAAATAAATGCTGTTGGTAGGTCTTGGATTTTTGAATACGCTTTAGCATTATGTAAAGAAATGTTAGGATATGTTCGTGGTAAATACAGTACAGTTCCTATACCAGACCAAAATATTACTCTTAATCAAGCTGATTTATTATCAGCAGCAACAGCCGAAAAACAAGCATTAATTGAAAGATTAAGAATATACCTTGATGAAACTTCTAATAAAGCTTTACTTGAAAGAAGAAAAGATGAAAGTGAATTTAGAAAACAAGAAATTAATAACGTACCAATGGTAATATACATAGGATAATGGCACTTTTTGGCGGTAAAAGAGACATATCACTTTTTAGACACATTAACCGAGAGTTATTAGGAGACATCATTACTCAACAGTGTGCTATTTATAAATTTGTTTTAGACAAAACTACTGTTAATATGTATGGTGAAGCATCAGGTGGTAAATTTTATGATGGACCTGTATTATTAAATGCTTTAATAACAGTAGCTGGTAATACTTCTCCCACAAATGAATTTGGTGTTGATTTTAATTGGGGTGTAACAGTAGCATTTTTACGAGATGATTTAGTAGAATCAAATGTGCATCCTGAAGTAGGAGACATTATACTGTATCAAGAAAGTTACTTTGAAGTTGATAACACTAACATAACCCAATTCTTTGCAGGTAAAGACCCAGACTATCCTTATGCTACTAATCCATTAAATCCAGGACTAGAAAACTTTGGTTATAATGTGAGTGTAATTTGTGAAACACATTATGTTTCTGCAGATAGAGTAAACATAATTAAACAAAGATTATAATGGCAGGAAGAAAACCAATACCTAAAACACAAAGAGAAATTAGTATTTCTCAACAAACCCCATTTGTACCACCACCTGGGGCACCTGGTTTTCAGTCTACTGGTAATCCTAATAAAGATAATTCTCTTAACAGAGCAGAACAAACATCATTTAGAGACGATACTGTTAAACCTTTATCCATTGGTATCCAGGATATAGACGAGGCAGTAATGTATTATTTTCAAAACGTTATAAAACCATTTGTAATACAAAACGGGGAAAGAATACCTGTACCTATAATTTATGGTTCACCTGAAAAATGGAAATCATTTCAAAAGGATGGTTATTATAGAGACTTAAATGGTCGTATAATGGCTCCTCTAATCATATTTAAAAAGAACAGTATAGAGAAAGTTAGAAATTTAACAAACAAATTAGATGCTAACAACCCTAACAATGTTGTTGTTTATGGTAAAAGGTATAGTAAACAGAATGAATACAGCAAATTTAACATTTTAAACAATGTTAAACGTGGAAAAACATACTATGCCACAGTAGTACCTGACTACGTAAATATCACCTATGATTGTGCTGTTTTCACCTATTATAATGACCAATTAAACAAGATTATGGAAGCATTAGAATATGCTTCTGATTCATATTGGGGTGATCCTGAACGTTTTAAATTTAAAGCAACTATAAGCACATTCACCCCAACTGTAGAATTGTCTGATAGTGCTGATCGTGTGGTAAAATGCACACTATCAATAACACTTTACGGATACATCATCCCAGACATTCCTCAAAAAGATTTAAACTCTATAAAGAAATTTTCTGAAAAAAGTATATTAACTTTTACTACAGAAATAATAAGTGGAGAAACAAGTAATTTTAATTCTAATGTTAATCAAACAAATATGCAAAAAGGAGGTTTAGCAAAAGTTATAGATTCACCTAATATAGTAGTAAATAATATAACACAAACAGTAGATATTAATACTTTAATTTATATTAATACAAGTAAAGCATTACAAGCAACAACTGTTACTGTCCCCAATACAGCAGTATTTACAGGAACATTTTTAACCGCTCCAACAGGACTGCCAGCTACAAGTACTACTTCATTTTCTTATTATGTAAATGGACAATTAATGGAACCAAATGCTATAACAACATTTGTTGATAATGGAGGAGGTACTTGTACTTTAACAGTTAATACAACCAATTTAGGTTTTACTTTACAATCAACAGACGAAATAGTAGTAATAGGTAAATTTGCATAAATATGAGTATAATAAGAAAAGAACAATTAACTAATCCTTTAAGTGCATCATATGCTTTAAGTGCGTCATTTTCTCAAACAGCTTCATATGTTACTTATTTGTCTCAAAGTTTAGAACAAGGAATCAGTGTTACTGCTTCCGGTTTATTTTCTCATGCTGAAGGTTCTGCTTCATTAGCATCAGGAATTATTTCCCATGCTGAAGGTTTTAATACAACAGCTTCAGGTACTGGTTCTCATGCTGAAGGAAATGGAACTAGAACTTTTAATTTAACATTATATTCTCACGTTGAAGGTCTTACAACTCAAGCAGGAACAAATAGAGCATATTCTGCTTCTATTTCTAACGGTACTGCTTCATTTATGCCTTCTTATACAGATATAACAAGTTTATTTACTGTAGGAAATTATTCTATTATATTTAATCCTTCAAACAATACTTATACTACTCCATTAATTACAAGTAGGTCATATGATAGTGCTACAACTACAACTCAATTGTTTTTTACTCCAATAAGTACTATTACTTCTGCTTATATTTTAAATACTTCTCCTACAACTTGGGCTGGTGATCAAACTGTATTAGTTAATGGAGCACATGCTGAAGGACTTAATACAGTAGCAATAGGTGGAGCATCACACGCTGAAGGTAGAAGAACTTTATCTGCAGGTTCTTACTCACATACTGAAGGTTTAGACACAGTAACTATAGGTTTATATTCACACGCTGAAGGAAGATTAACAGTTGCTTCAGGTGATTATTCACATGCTGAAGGTTATCAAACAATTGCTTTAGGTCAATACTCACATGTTGAAGGACTAAACAGTACAGCTTCAGGTCTTTATTCACACGCTGAAGGTAGAGAAACAGTTGCTTCAGGTTCTTATTCACATGCTGAAGGTTATCAAACAATTGCTTTAGGTTCTTATTCACATGCTGAAGGTTTACGAACTACAGCTTCAAACCAATATTCTCATGCTGAAGGTAACCAAACTTTTGCTTCAGGTTCTTATTCACATGCTGAAGGACAATCAACAAGAGCAATAGGTGATTATTCACATGCTGAAGGAAATATTACTCTTGCTTTAGGTTCTTATTCACATGCTGAAGGACTAAACAATACAGCTTCAGGTCTTTATTCACACGCTGAAGGAAATCAAACAATTGCTTCAGGTAATTATTCCCACACTGAAGGTCAAGGTACAGTTGCTTCAGGTTCATTTCAAACTGTAGTAGGTCAATGGAACGCTCAAGGTGATACAACTAGTTATTTTATAGTTGGAGGAGGAACATCTAATAGTGTTAGAAGAGATTATTTTAAAGTAACAAATAAACCTTCAATAGTTATTCCTACTCAAAGTGCTGCTCCATCATTAAACATTGAAGGAGAAATGGTTCTTACTTTGGTTAGTGGAAATCCACGTTTGTATGCTTATATTGGAGGAACTTTAAGATCATGTTCTTTATTTTAAAAATGAGTTTTAATGTCGTCTAAAAGATCCATATCTAGTGCTTTTGCAACAAATGCAACAAACGCAACAAACGCAACTAATGCTACTAATGCTACTTTTGCTAGAACTGCTACCTCAGCAAGTTATGCTTTAACAGCTTCATTTGCAATGAATGGAGGAGGTGGAGGTGGAAGTACAAATACTGGTTCTCTTTTAACAACAGCTTCATTTTCAGACCCTAACTTAACACTTACTAAAGGAAATGGTTCAACATTTTCAATTAGTTTGATAACTTTAACACCAACTAATGCTTCAACTGCTAGTTACATTGATGGAGGAACATTTTAATGGCAACTAGAATACCGTTTCAATGGGGTAATGCAAATTTTGCTTGGGAAACAAATCCTTTTCCAAATCAAAGTAAAAATCCATTTACTTGGGATGACTGTGCTTTAATAATTGAAGTTTTAGAAGGTTTAGCAGCAGGTAAAGCACCTGAAGATTTATGGAAGGATAAACAAAAGAAAAAACGTTTTATTACTTTAATAATGAAATGTGAAGGAAAAAATATAGATTTTAAAGAAACTAAAGAAGTAATAGATCGTAAAATACGTATATCGGACATAGCCTTAGTAGCTAAAGAAGTTCTAGGCATAAACATTAAAGTAGACTTATAATGTATAAATTATTTACAGACAAACCTGAATTATTTGAGTGCAACATAAAAATTGAAGGTGCCTCACTAAAAAATAGCCAAGCCAGATTAATAATTGAAACAGAAGACCTTAGTCTTTTGTTTAATGGTACTATAAATAAAGATGGCAAATGTACTATCCCCGTTAAAAAACTAAAAGGCTTACTAGAAGATAACACAGAAGGTCAAATTAAACTTGAGGTTATAGCAGAGGATACGTATTTTACTCCTTGGAAGTCGAAATTTCAGGTTGAGGCGTCAAGAAAAATAACAGTAGAAGTTAAGTCCCAAGACGCAGAAATTATAACTGAAAGTGCTCCTAAAGTTCAAGTTACGGGTATTAAAGAAGACACAATTGATCCTATAACAGAACACGTTATAAAATTAGTTAGAATGTTAGTTAAAGAAGACATTAATGTTAAAAATTTAACTATTAAAAAAGACAAAGTGAATAATATTGTTGCTACATATTTGCAAGAAAATAAAATTGAACAAAATCAAGTTCAAGAAATCATAGATGGGATTTTATCAAAACTCCCTAAATAAAATAAATAAAAAGTTATGGCAGGACCATTTGACTTAACCGGTCAAAACATAGAAAATACATATCAACGAGTTTTACAAACACCAGATGGTGTAAATGTCTATGATGGTACTGGTTCTGCATTTACCTTTACAGCTGTAATAGATACTGGTAGTCTAGTAACTACTTCAAGTTTTAACGCGTTTACTTCAAGTATAAACAACTTTACAGCATCCTATAATACAGGATCGTTTAGTGGAAGTTTTACCGGTAGTCTTAATGGTACTGCGGCTACTGCTTCTTATTATCAAGAAACAGATCCTGTTTTTGTAGCAAAATCTGCGAGTTTAGCTACTACTGGTTCAAATATTTTTATTGGTAATCAAACTGTAACAGGTAGTTTATTTACAACCGGTTCTAATACACTTGTAGGAAACACTATATTATCCGGAACTCTTCAAATCCAAGGAGAATATCCTCCATCAGCAGGATCAGAATCAGTTTCTATTGTTGGAAATGTAGATTTAAATGGGTATTTAAGATTTGATCCTGTTACTTCTAATATAAACCAAGCATTATCTGCTTCTTACATTTATGTTTCTGGTTCTACAAATGACTTATACTTTACTCAAAATGGTAATGGATACGCTAATACAACTCGTTTAAGATGGTTAGAAGGTAATTTATATACTGGATTATTACATGGAGGAATAATTTCTCAAATTAATAGTACTACATATCAAATATCAAGTGGTAGTGGTGTTATTGTGAATCTAAATGCTTCATATAATGATGATCCATATCCAACAATAAAATTTTTAAATTGGTCTAATTTATCTGCTAGTATAGCACCTTTAAGTGCTTCTTTTGATCAATCATTTGTAGCTATAAATTCTAATACACAAATAACTGCTTCTGGGATTCCATATAATGATGGAGATTATAATACTTTAATTCCTATTGGTATTATTATTCATCAAAATAGATCTACAATAAATGCATTTCAAACTTTCCCTAGTGTAGGATATGGATGGAAACAAAGATCATACGATTTTATCAAAGCATTTGGACCTTTAAAAATAGCAAATTATAACCTAACACCCAGTAGCTCAAGAGGTTTATTATTAGGTGGAGGAACAGCTTGGGTAGATGGAAGAAATTATACAGTAGATCCTAATAATCCAAGCTATATTGTTGAAGCAACAGGCATAACAACCTCTAAAATTTTTAGATATCGCCAATCAGGATCAGGATGGGTTTACGATACAAACGCAGGTGTTGGATACACAACAATAGACCCAACTCAATATTCAAACACAGGATCACTAACTCCTGTACCTTCAAATCATTGGTCAATTCAAAGAGTATTTTATTTTCCTAATAGTGCTACTAAAGCGTTTTATGTTTATTATGGAAATGCTGCTTATTCAAGTAAAGATAATGCTATTGCTGGTTTACTAACTGAACCTTTTAATGAAGCACCTAACACATTTGCTAATGCTATTTTTGTAGGACACTTAATCTTAAGAAATAATGCTGATTTTACAACAGCTGCTTCTTATGAATTTAGAGCAGGAGGATTGTTTAGAGGTGTTGGTGGTGGTGGAGGTGGAGGTGGAGGTGGAGGATCAACCACTTTAGCCGGATTAACTGATGTATCTTTAACATCACCTACATATGGTGATTTATTAATGTATGATACTACAGTTTGGAATAATACAAAACAACTAACAGGTAGTTATGGATTAACAGGTAGTCTAAATGTTTCTGGTAGTATAACTAGTTCTTTATTAGGTACAGCATCATATGCTACTTACGCTTTAAATGGTGGAGTAACTCAAATATTAGCTGGTCAAAATATTTCCTTATCCCCTACAAATGGGTTAGGTCAAGTCACTATTACCTCAACAGGAGGTGGAGGAGTATATGGTAATACAGCTACAGGCTCATATGGTAGTTTTTATGATACAACCATTCAATCTATAGGTACTGTAGGTGCTGTATACTCAATGTCTCTTAATACAACAGACATTTCAAATGGAGTATCAATATCTGGATCAGTTAGCCCATATAACACATATATTAAAACAGCTAATGCTGGAGTATATGATATCCAATTCTCAGCCCAATTAGATAAAACTAGTGGTCAAACAGGTATTGCTTATATTTGGTTAAGAAAAAATGGAGTTGATTTAGCTGAAACAAATACAGCTGTTACTTTAGCTGGTGGTGCGAATGATAAAGCAATAGCTGCTTGGAATTGGTTTGTAAATGCTTCTGCAAACGACTACTTCCAAATAGTATGGGCTGCTGATAACAATAATATAAGATTATACGCTACAGGCTCAGGTGCTATTGATGCTTCACCTGCAATCCCCTCAGTAATAGTTACAGTAAATAGAGTAGATCAATTTTTAAGTAACACAGGATCATTTAGTGGATCATTTCATGGTGAATTTACAGGTTCTTTATTAGGAACAGCATCTACAGCTTCATACTTTGACGGTGTAATAAATGGAGGTACTTTTTAATATTTATAAAAGATAATGGCTACAATAATAATAAAAAATAGTACAGGTTCAAATTCAACCCCTGCCTCCTTATTACAAGGAGAATTGGCTATTAACACCGTAACAGGTAAAATGTTTTATGGTAGCGGATCAGGAAATGCTGTAAAAACATTTCCTTTTCCATACACCGGAAGTGCAGAAATATCAGGATCATTAATTGTTTCTGGTGTTTTTTCTATACATGGACAAGGTCCTAGTATAATTTCTACTCCTGCTATCATAGTTGATGATACTAATCGTGCTTTGTATAATACTAATGGTGATATAACTGTTGATTGGAATGCTGAACAATTAAAAAGTGCAGGTAATTCTACTGTAGAATGGGGTAGTTTTTTTTTAAAAAATGGAAGTCAAACTCCATTAGACTGGGGTAATAGATTACTACAGTCTTCAAATGCAGATGAATTTTCTATTGATTGGGAAAATAGAATACTTTATGCTAATGATGGAACAACAGCTCACCTAGACTGGAGTAATCCTTCATATATGTCTCTTCCTAGTATAGGTGAAAACCCAATAGTAAGTGTTCTTGGTATAGATGGAAACGGGTTTTTATATACTACTGCTTCAAACGAAATTGCTAAACTAACTTTCCCATATACAGGAAGTGCTGTAATTACTGGTTCTTTAGTTGTAACGGGTTCTACAGAAATTATGGGAGATGTTACTCCTGGAGGACCATACACCAGTAATACTTCTTCTTATAATTTAGGATCACCAACTAAAGCATGGAGTAAATTATATGTAGGAAACAACTCAATTCATATTGTAAGTGGTTCAGTATCTGCTAGTATCAGTTTTGATAATGGTAATATAACTTTTAATAATGCTAATTTAACTGTTCCTTCAGGTTCTACTGTTCCTACAGCATCATTTGCAACAACAGCATCATTTGCTTCAACATATCCTTATACTTCAACTTCCTCTATTATAGGAAACGGTGTATCATCATCATTTAACATCAATCATGGTTTTAATACAAGAAATCTTCATATTACAGTTTATGAAAGTAGTTCAAATGGTGAAACAGTTTACCCAGATATTAGAAGAATAAATGCTAATACAGCAAGTATTATATTTGCTAATCCACCCACTTCAAATCAATATATAGTTTACATTTCACAATAATGTCACAGTTTTTAACAGAAATACAATTTGTTGCTACTGGGTCAATAGAAACACCTGACAGTGGATTTGTTACTTTATATATGAATACAGATGGATTTATATATGTAAAATTTTCTGATGGAACACAAGCAAAACTAACACCATAAAAAACTGTTATGAGTCAAATATTAAAAAGTTTACAGTTATCAACTACAGGATCTGCTCCAGGAACCCCCAATTCAGGTTTTGGAGTTGTATATGCTAGTGGAAGTAATAAATTCTTTTTTAAGAATTCATCAGGTACAGAAGTTGATATTTCAACCCCAGGTCGTGGTCGTATAAACATTCTTTATTACACTGGCTCAGCTATAGGAGATGGAACAACACAAACATATACTTGGAATAAACCAGTTGGTTTAAAATTTATTGAAGTGTGTTGTGTTGGTGCAGGTGGAGGTGGAGGAGGAGGAATGAGATCTGGTGGTGCTGTATCTACTGGGGGAGCTGGAGGTGGAGGAGGAGCAATAGTTTGGGTAACATTTGATGCTGGTACATTAGTAAGCAGCAGTTACACAATTGTAGTAGGAGCTGGAGGTGCAGGAGGAGCAGGTAGTACAACTAGTACTGGAAACGTTGGAATAACTGGAGGGACTTCTTCTTTTGATACTTTAGTAATAGCAAGAGGAGGAGCGGGAGGAGTTGCTGGAGGATTTTCAATAAGTAGTCAAACTTCTGGAGGACAAGCACTGTTGTGTACTCCTGCAGGGTATCCATATTCTATAAACGGATGTAATGCAGGAACATTAGATGCTACTGCTATAGGCCCAGCTTATTCATCTCCTGCTTTTGTTATTTTTGATAATGCTGCTCTTACTATAGATGAAGGTAGAGCAGCTGGAGGTGTTTTAACTAATATTCCAAAAGGAAGAGGAGGAGGAGGCGGAGGGTACGGAGGAGGAAATACAGGTGGTATCCATTCTGGGTCTCGTGGATCAAATGGGTATCAATTTACTACATTAATAACAAATGGAGGATTCCCAGGTAGTGGTTCTAGTGGTCAAAATGCAACAACACCAACAAATAACATGATAACCACTCTTCTACAATTTTCTGGAAGTACAACAACTTATGGATTAGGAGGAGGGGGACACGGTGGTGGTTTTACTACTGGTAGTCTTAATACTAATGCAGGAAGTGGCAGTAATGGTGGACTTTATGGAGCGGGTGGTGGTGGAGGTGGTCAAATGCTTTCAGGAAATGCTGCCCATCGAGGAGGAAACGGAGGATCTGGTTCTTCAGGTTTATGTATTATTACTGAATTTTATTAAACAATATGCCTAAGTTTTTAAATACAATTTATCAAGTTACACAATCTGCTCCTGCTACTCCTAGTACAGGAGGATTATTATATGCTAGTGGAAGCAGTATTTTTTTTAAAAACACTACCGGTACTGAATATAATTTAACTGAATCAAAAGGATATTTTATACTACAAGAATACACTAGTAGTGGTACTTGGACTAAACCTGCAAATGTTAAATATGTTAAAATAGCAGCTGTAGGTGCAGGAGGAGGAGGTGGTGGTGGTGCAAGAGATGCTGTAACTAATGCTGTAGGAGGAGGAGCAGGTGGTGCTGGTGGGCAAATTTCTGTTGTGTTTTATGATGCAACTTCTATTTCGGCAGGTACATATACTGTTACTGTAGCAACTTCTACTAACGGAGGAGCAGGTAGAACCACAACTATTAATTCAGGAACAGGTGGTTCTAATGGTGGTGCAACTTCTCTTGTTAGTGCTTCAGTAACATTGATTACTGCTGGAGGAGGAGGCGGTGGAGGTGGTGGAGCATTAGGTGGAGGAACTGCTGCTGGAGGAAGTAATTCTGTTTCTGCTACTCTTTTAAATACTTTACCATTTCGTTTAATAGGAAATGGAGGAGGAAGATATGCTACTAATAGTCCTCAAGTTGCAACTCCCAATCCTGGTACTACTTATACCATATACCATGCTAGAACAGGATTTAGAGGAACTGGAGGAGGAGGTGCTGGTGGTGGAATAACTGCTGCTGGAGGATTAATTAACGGAGCATCAGGATCAGGAATATACTTAATTGATGGAACTTTATTCACTTCAGGCTCTCCAGGTACAGGAGGTAGTGCCCCTGCTAATTCAGGCAGTAATGGTGGTAGTAATATTGTTACTGCAGTATCATTACTTTCATTTTCAGGAAGTGCTACAATTACTTCTAGTTATGGTTTTGGAATGGGAGGACATGGAGCTGGAGGAGGCAATGCTGCTGGAACAGTAGGAGGAGGAAGAGGAGGTGATGGAGGATTTTTTGGAGCAGGTGGAGGTGGTGGAGGAGGTGCCAGATCAGGTTCAAATGGAGGCAATGGAGGAAACGGAGGAGCAGGTTATTTAGCAATATTAGAATACTATTAAAATAAAAATATATGAAATGGTTTGTAATAAAAGATAATTATGTAATTGATAACATAGAATGGGATGGAACAACTCCATACACATATCCTTTCCCACACGACTACTTAAAACAAGACACTGAATTTGTAGCAGGAATTGGTGATTGGTATGAGTCTACTGAAGATATTTTTTATCGTCCTTTAGGAAAAATCCCACCAGACTTTCCTTCTGTATAGTTATAAACATTAATAGGATCACTCTGATTCTATAACATATTTATAATAAAAATCAACACATGCCCTCACCTAATTCTTCATTAATACTAAGAGAAGTTAAAGGATCTAAGCTTACCATTGCAGAAATGGATGGTGACCTTTTATACTTAGCCCAAACATTATCAAGTTCAGACGGTACAGGAGTAATACAAGTTACAGGATCATCATTTGATGCTAGTAATACAAATCTTACAGGTTCAGGATTATCATTACTTACTATAACAAATGTTGCTCAAACCAATGTTTTATCATATAATTCTACAACAGGACAAGTTTATTATGTTAATACGGGTTCAATAGGAAGATTACCTGCCCCTTCAAATACATTTATTCAATACAATTCTGGAAGTGATTTTGGAGCAGATTCTTCATTTAGATTCATATACACTTCTCAAAGTTTACAACAAGGATTTGGTGTAATTGCTTTAGGTGGTTATTCACACGCTGAAGGAAGATTAACAACCGCTTTAGGTGATTATTCACATGCTGAAGGAACAAGTTCATTAGCATCAGGTTCTTTTTCTCATGCAGAAGGATACTTAACAACAGCTTCAGGTGATTATTCACATGCTGAAGGATACCAAACATTAGCATCCGGTACTGCTTCTCATGCTGAAGGAAGAGAAACAGTTGCTTCAGGTGATTATTCACATGCTGAAGGACGACAAACTCTTGCTTCAGGTGAATATTCTCATGCTAAAGGTATTAAAACAACTGCTTCAGGTGATTATTCTATAGCTTTAGGAGGATACACTATTGCTTCAGGTTCATTCCAATCAGTAATTGGTCAATGGAATGTTGCTAACACGTCTCAAAGTGCTTTTATAATTGGTGATGGTACTAACAGTAGTAATCGTCATAATGTCTTATTCGTATCAAAATCCCATTTTGAAGTAAGTGCTTCAAACACATTTTTACAGGGTTTAAGTGATACTGCCCAATCAAATGTTTTAACTTATAATCCTACAACAGGACAAGTATATTACACTGCTTCAGACAATGTTGGTGGAGCAACTCCTCCAGCTCCTTCAGACACATACATTCAATACAATTCTGGAAGTAGTTTTGGAGCAGATTCTTCATTTAAATTCATATACACTTCTCAAAGTTTACAACAAGGAAATGGTGTAACTGCTTTTGGATTTTATTCTCATGCTGAAGGTTCATCATCATTAGCATCAGGTACTGCTTCTCATGCTGAAGGTTATAGAACTACAGCTTCAGGTGATTATTCACATGCTGAAGGAAGAGAAACAGTTGCTTCAGGTTATGCTTCACATGCTAAAGGTATTAAAACAACTGCTTCAGGTGATTATTCTATAGCTTTAGGAGGATACACTATTGCTTCAGGTTCATTCCAATCAGTAGTTGGTCAGTTTAATGTATCTTCTACTTCTCAAAGCGCCTTTATAATTGGAGATGGTACTAATAATAATGCTCGTCACAACGTCTTATTTGTTTCTCAATCACATTTTGAAGCAGATGCTCCAAATACTTACTTTAAAAGTTTAAGCAACGATAATCAACCTAATATTTTAGCATATAATTCTTCAACAGGAAAATTATCTTATGCAGTATCAAGTTCTTTAATAGTTACAAATGCATTAACAGCATCATATGTAACAGCATCTAATGTAGTTGGTACTGTAACTTCAGCTTCATATGCTGCTACAGCTTCATTTACTACAAATATGAGAGCAAGTTCAGCTTCAGTAGCTAACTTTGTTCCTGCTGGAGGAGGAGATTATATATCTAATCAAATATTTTTTTCACCTCAATTTCCTAATAACAATTATGCTATAACAGTAACAGGAGAAGATGCTAGAAGTTGGACTATTCAAAGTAAAGAAAGTGCTTCTTTTGTAATTAATACAAATAGTTCTGTAGCATTATCAGGCCCTGTTTATTGGATAGCAATGCAATTTAATAGTTAAAATACATGCCTACATTTCGCGCTTCATCTGGTAGTTTTAAATCATTACAAGTTACAGGTAGTAACTTAACTGTAATATCAAGTTCAATTTATTTTAATAATTTAACTACTGCTTCTCAAGCAAATGTTTTAACCTACAACTCAGAATCTGGTCAACTATACTATACAGCTTCAAGTGCAATTGGAGGAGGAGGTGGAGGTGGAAGTGTAAATACTGGTTCTTTATTAAAAACAGCATCTGTCTCTTCAAACACTATAACATTTACAAAAGGTGATGGTTCTGCATTTCCGATAACAGTTGATACTGGAAGCGGAGGTGGAACTGCTTTTCCATTTAATGGTAATGCTGTTATAACTGGTTCTTTATTAGTGTCAGGAAGCAGTGGTGGATTTAGTGGTATTACAGGTTCGTTTACAGGTTCATTAACTGGTAGTTTATTTGGAACAGCAAGTTGGGCTCACAGTGCTTCTCAAGCATTAACAGCATCTTTTGTAAACATACCTCAAGGTTTAGGAATTACAGTCAACAATGGAATACTTTTAACAGCCAGTTTACGCACTGTAAACGGGATTACTCCTATAAACGGTAATGTAACAGTAAATTTAGGAGGTGTATTTACAGGATTATCATCTTCATTATCATCTAGTTCCCCATACATAGATCCTTCTTATCCTAATCCTCCAGTTTCAGGAACACTGTTTGTAATTTCAGGTGAAACAGGAGGAAATGCTGATAAAAACGGTGATGCTTTTATTTTTATAACAAGCAGTACACAAACAGGCCAATGGCAGCAGATTTATGGTTTTGACACAGCAGCTGGTGATGCTAGATATGCTCGTATTGATATAGCTACTATTCAAAACTTAACATCAAGTTTTGCTTCAACTGCTTCATTTGTAACAGCTTCTAATGTGTGGGGACCATTTGGTTCTAATAGTATATTAAGTGCATCATATGCCTCAGGCTCTACTAGTGCATCATATGCCTTAACAGCTTCTTATGCTTTAAATTCTTTACCAGCTCCTTCTGACAAATCTATTCAATTTAATAGTGGAAGTTCTTTTAGTGGAAGTTCTAATTTTGTATATAATTATTTGTCCCAAAGTTTAGAACAAGGAATCAGTGTTACTGCTTCAGGTCTTTATTCACATGCTGAAGGAACAAGTTCATTAGCATCAGGTTTTGCTTCCCATGCTGAAGGTTTTAATACAACAGCTTCAGGTACTGGTTCTCATGCTGAAGGAAATGGAACTAGAACTTTTAATTTAACATTATATTCTCACGTTGAAGGTCTTACAACTCAAGCAGGAACAAATAGAGCATATTCTGCTTCTATTTCTAACGGTACTGCTTCATTTATGCCTTCTTATGGAAACATAACAAGTTTATTTACTGTAGGAAATTATGCTATTATATATAATACATCAAGTATTGCTTATACCTTACCTTTAATCACAAGTAGGTCGTATAATGTTGCTACAACTACAACTCAATTGTTTTTTACTCCAACAAGTACTATTACTTCTGCTTATATTTTAAATACTTCTCCTACAACTTGGGCTGGTGATCAAACTGTATTAGTTAATGGAGCACATGCTGAAGGACTTAATACAGTAGCAATAGGTGGAGCATCACACGCTGAAGGCAGATCAACATTAGCTGCAGGTTCTTACTCACACGTTGAAGGAAGAGATACAATAGCTATAGGTTTATACTCACATGCTGAAGGACAAAATACCACATCTATAGGTGACTATTCACATGCTGAAGGTTTAGGTTCTATAGCTTCCGGTTCTTATTCTCATGCTGAAGGAAGTGGATCTATAGCATTCGGTTTTGCTTCACATGTTGAAGGACGAAACACAACAGCTTCAGGTAACTATTCTCATGCTGAAGGTTCAGCTTCACAAGCTGTAGGAGTTGCATCACATGCAGAAGGATGGAATAGTATCGCCTCAGGTTCATATCAAACTGTAGTTGGTCAGTTTAATGTATCTTCTACTTCTCAAAGCGCCTTTATAATTGGAGATGGAACTGATAATTCTAATAGACGAAATGTTTTATTTGTATCAAGATCACATTTTGAAGTAAGTGCTTCAAACACATTTTTACAAGGTTTAAGTGATACTGCCCAATCAAATGTTTTAACATATAACACATCAACAGGACAAGTATATTACACTGCTTCAAGTGCAATTGGAGGAGGTGGTGGAGGTGATTTTGTTCCAAGTGCTTGGACAGGTTCATCTGCATCCCAATTTGCAGGAACGGCATCGTATGTAACTGGTTCTATATTTACAGGTACAAATCTTGCTTTAAGTGCATCTTTTGCTTTAAGTTCTTCTAGAGCAACAACATCATCACTAGCATTAACATCATCTTTTGTAACAGCTTCTAATGTGTGGGGACCATTTGGTTCTAATAGTATATTAAGTGCATCATATGCTTCAGGCTCTACTAGTGCATCATATGCTTTATCAAGTTCAAACTCACTAACATCATCTTTAGCATTAACAGCTTCATATGTTACTGGTTCAATATTTACAAACACTAACCCAGTGTTAAGTGCATCTTATGCATCTGGTTCTACAAGTGCTTCTTTTGCTACTACATCAGTAACTTCTTCATATCCAATAAGAGTAACATCTCAGCAAGATTTAATTTCTGTTCAACCATTAGCTGGAACACCTGATTCTCAAGGAGAAAATACATTTGATATTTGGTTTGGTACAGGTTCAGGACAAAATAACACTAATACTAAAGAAGCAATATTTTTAGGAAGTGAAGCTGGATTTGGAGGATATAATAATGATTTCTCAATTAATATAGGTAAAGCCTCTGGTAAAAATACTTCTGGGAGTTATAATATATTTTTAGGTAATCAAGCTGGATTGAATATAACTCAATCTTTAAACACTATAGCTATAGGATTCAATACAGCGAAAGATTCTTCAAATGCTAGTTATTCTACAGCTATAGGATATAAAGCCGGTTTTACAACAGCTGATGGAGGCACATTAGGCTCAGGTAGCATTGTTATAGGCAATACTGTTTCAACCCCTTCAGGTAGTAATAATCGTTTAAATATTGGTGGCCTTATATTCGGTTCAGGATTGTATGATCCTAATAATCCAAATCTCACCTCAGCATTTACAGGTTCATCTGGTGGTAAAGTTGGTATTAATGTTATAAATCCAACTTATAATTTTCAAGTATCAGGTTCAGTTGGATTTCCAAATCTAACAGATTCAAACACTGCTACTAAGGTAGTATTATTAGACAATAATGGACAGTTATTTACTACTGCCTCAAGTGCAATTGGAGGAGGAAGTGGAACACCTGGTGGTGCAAATACTACTATTCAGTTTAATGATAGTAATACTTTTAGTGGCAGTGGAAACTTTACATTTGTAAAAAGTACAAATATTGTTACTTTAACAGGTAGTTTAGTTGTTTCTGGTTCAAATACTACTGAAGTAAGATTTGCAAATTTACAAGAAAACCTTATACCTACAAGTTCTGTAATGATTGATGAAAGTACAGGTAAACTTTCATATATTAATTTCTGGTATTCTCAATCAATTGGTAATGATAGTGCTACTAGTATTCCTGTAAATCATAATTTAGGAACACGTTTAGTACACGTTACAGTTATGTCAGGAAGTGCTCCATATGATACAGTTTATCCTACAGTTCAAAGAACATCTGACAATCAAGTAACAGTAATATTTTCTTTACCTCCAGCAACTAATGAATACATAGTATATATTTCAAGATAATGAATATAGTAACCTCAATACAATTAGTAGAAACAGGATCAATTCCTCCTGCGGCTTCAACAGGTTATTTAACTCTTTATATGGGTACAGATAAAATTTTATACATTATAGACTCTAATGGTACTAGAAAACAATTAAATGGGCCTAATTTTACGTTCCAATAAAAAGTTAATTTTATGATAAAAGTTTTAGACACTATAAAATTTAGAATAACAGAATCTTCACCTCTACCAGGCGCTCAACCTAGCAATTTTGGTCTTTTATTTTCAAGTGCAAGTTCTTTAGGAGCATATAATACATTATATTTTACTAATTCAGATGGTGATACGTTTGATTTAACTAATTTATTTACAGGTAGTATAAATATTCTTTATTATACTGGTTCAAATATAGGAGATGGAACACCTAAAACATACACTTGGACTAAACCTACTAATCTAAGACTATTAAAAGTAATATGTTTAGGTGCTGGAGGAGGAGGAGGAAGTGGTTTTGCTTTGTATAATAGTAGTCATGTTGCTACAGGAGGAATGGGAGGAGGAGGAGGAGGAATCACATATGCTCAATTTTTTGCAGAAGAACTTCCTAACTCAGTTTCTATAACTGTAGGAGCAGGAGGAGCAGGATCTTTACGTCGTGTAACTTCATCACTTGATAGTTCTGCTCAAATAGTAAACGCAACCTGGGCTCAATCTGGTTCTAAAGGAGATGATACTTCTTTTGGTTCATATGTTATAGCAGAAGGAGGTTATGGAGGATATGGAGGTTCACTACTTAGTATCTTTTCAGGAAGTGAATTTTCAGCAGAAGTAGCTGTTCCAGGAGGAGGAAGAAATAGTATACCAAGTAGAGGACCATACTCTTTCTTTGGGATTCCAGGTGGAGGATATGCTAGTGGATTCACCTCGACAACAGGATCTGGAGCACATGCTGGATTAGCTGGTAATCCTTTTGCATCTTCACCTTATAGTTCTTTATCACCACCTCAAACATCTCAAATATATTTTAATAGCGGACAAGTACTTAATGAAACAAATTTACAATACACTGGAGCTATACCTATAGCAGGAGCAGGAGGAGGTGCTGGAGGAGGAAGAAGTGATACTTTTACTAATTTTGGTGGAGAGTTTGGAGTTGGTAATGGAGGATCAGGATCAGGAGTGTTTACTTTTAATGGTACTTTAACAAGTGGAAGTGCTGGAGGAAGAAGAGCATCAGCAAGTACAGATCCTGCTATTTTTAATACATTTACAGCCAGTAATGGTTCTAATGGTAATGATAATGTTGGTAAAGATATTATTACTCAACTTATACAAAGTTTCCCTTTAAAAGGATTCACTGCTTCTTATGGTTTAGGAACAGGGGGTGGAGGTGGAGGATGTACTTATTTTTCCGGTTCTAATAATAGAACAGGTAAAGTAGCAGGAAATGGAGGACATGGAGGATTATACGGAGCTGGAGGTGGTGGTGGTGGAGGATGTAGTGCATTTGTTGGTTCATCAATCCCATCTCAAGGAACAGGAGAAGGTTATCCTTGGAGTGGTGTAGGAGGAAGTGGTTCTTCAGGTTTATGTATACTAGTAGAATACTATTAATAAAAAATGAAAATTTTACATAACATATCATTAATAAAAACTTCATCAACAGAACCTTTAGCACCAAAATCTGGAGTAATTTACTCTAGTGGAAGTTCTGTGTTTTTAACAGATAAAAGTGGAGCAGTATTTGATTTAACAGCTAATAGAGGCTCTACATTAGTATATGAATACACAGCTTCAGGAGGAGTAACTACAACTTATACATGGACTAAAAACCCTAGTATTAATTATAACATTAAATATTTACAAGTAGTTTGTGTAGGAGCAGGAGCAGGTGGTGGAGGAGGACAATCAAGTGCTATTAATACTCTTAGAAATGGAGGTGGAGGTGGTGGTGGAGGATCCATTGCTATTGCTTGGTTTGAATCTTCTTCTTTAACTACTAGTTCTTATACTATTCAAGTTGGTGGTGGAGGAGCTGGAGGAGCAGGAGGTAATAGTAGTATCGGAAGTGAAGGAACTGCAGGTGATAATAGTTTTTTTAGATCTGGTTCTTCTACAATTCTAGTTCAAGGAAGTGGAGGATTAGCTGGTGCTCCTTATAATATTGGTGGTGAGTTTCAATCATCATTTATTCCTAATTTATTCTATCAATTAGTAGGATCAAGAGGAGGAAATGGAAATACTTCTCCTATTTTTAATAATGCTACTCCTTTATATTCATTTAATGGTAGTATAGGAACTGGAGGAGGAGGTGGTGGTGGAAATATAACTTCTATTAATGCTGCTCAAAACGGAGCAACAGGTTCTGCTGTTTTTAAAAACGGACAATTAGTCTTTACAGGTTCAGCAGGAACAGCAAATGGTGGTAATGGGCAAAATGGTGTTAATAATTTTATAAATGGACTAATTTTAGCTGGTTTTTCTAGTAGTTTATACTCTTCTTCATTTGGTGTAGGAACACCAGGACACGGAGGAGCAGCAAGTGATAGTATTAGTACTAATGGAGGAAACGGAGGATCAGGAAGTATAGGATGTGGAGGAGGAGGTGGTGGTGCAGTAACATCTGGAGGAGTAGCACGTGCTGGAAATGGTGGAAGAGGAGGTGATGGATATGTTCTTTTAATAGCCTATTATTAATAAAATTTATAATATTTATAATAAAAAAGTTATAATATGAAAGTTACAGTTATATTTCCTGACAGTATTTCTAAACCAGTAGGAGGATTAGGAGTTCAATTTAAAAATTTATATTATCGTCTTAAAGATAAAATAAACTACAACATTGTAGACCACCCAGATGAAGACAACGGTATAAAAGAATACATAAGTGTTTCTCATCCTATACCAAATATAACACATGGTACTATTAATACATTGTTAAGCCATACTGTTTATTTAGCTAAAGCTCTTCAACTACCAAAACCAGATATAATTCATGCTTATGATTGGTCTACATACTTTGCAGGAACATATTTAGCAGAAATATATAATGTTCCTCTATTACTTTCTATGCAATTGTCATCTAATGCCTTAGCAAATTCAGGAATATATAATTGTACTAATATTAATACTCATGATGGGTATTGGTTACATAAAACACATGTTGAATCTGAATATTATGGTCTAAACAAAGCTGATAAAATTATAAATGTATCAAATGGATATACAAGGTATTTTCCTCAATTTAATGATAAAACTATAGTTATACCTAATGGTATATCTCTTAAAGAATGGACACCAACAGAAAAAATAAAGTTACCTGGAGATAGAAGATATAAAATAATATATATTGGAAGATTTTCTTTTATGAAATCTGTAGATGCATTATTAAACATTGACATCCCAGATAACATTGATTTAATATTTGTAGGTGCACAAAATGGAGGAGACTATGAATGTATTAAAAAACTAGAAGAACAAATAAATAACCAAAAGTCTGGTCTTTATTATTACGGACCTGCATATAATCAAGAAAAGATAAATTTACTGTTTTCTGCAGATGCAGTAATTATGCCTAGTAAACATGAACCATTTGGAATTGTAGCTTTAGAAGCACTAGCGTCTAAATCAATTTTATTAGCTTCAAGAGTAGATGGTTTAGGAGATTTTTTAACTAACCAAAATAGTATAAATTGTGGGTATACTGTAGATAGTATTACTAATGCTTTAAATTATTTTTTGTCTTTAACTGAAGAACAAAAACAAAGTTTAATAAATAATGGTTTAGAAACTTGTGTTAAATATGACTGGGATAATATTGCTGAATCGTATTATAATGTTTATAAATCTTTATTACAAAAATAACATATTTATAATAAAATAAATTATGACAACAAAAGTTTTAACCCAAGAAGAAATTACACAATTAAAAAAAGTTCGACAAGATAGAGTTGATTTAATTGAAAAATTTGGTGTTTTAGAAATGCATAAACAAGAACTTAAATTGCAAGAACAGCAATTATCTTTAGGTTACCAACAATTAAAACAATACGAAGAACAATTAGGAAAACAACTCCAAGACAAATATGGAGACGGAACTATAGATTTAGAAAAGGGAGAGTTTATAAGTAGTTGATTTGTACATTCTCCAAGATATTTATAATAAAAATAAAAACACTTTAATAAAATGGCAGAAACTTTAATTTCACCTGGTGTATTAGCAAGAGAGAATGATACATCCTTTATTTCACAGCAACCAGTACAAGTAGGAGCAGCAATTGTAGGCCCAACAGTAAAAGGTCCTATTGAATTACCAACTGTTGTTACTTCTTATGGTGACTTTGTAAACACTTTTGGAGATGTTTTAACAAGTGGTAGTGACACTTACTCATACTTTACTTCTATTGCCGCTTATAATTACTTTAGTAATGGTGGAAACACATTATTGGTATCTAGAGTTGTTAGTGGTTCATATTCTCCTGCTACTAGTACAGCTATAAGCGCAAGTACTCAAGCTTTAATTCAACCTGCTTTTGTTTTAGAAACAATTTCTGAAGGTGTTATTATGAACAGTTCAAGTTCACTTGACGCACAAGGTGCTTTAGCAAGTGGTTCAGCAAATAATATTCGTTGGCAGATTGTTAATGCTAATACTTCATCTGGTACATTTAATTTATTAGTAAGAAGAGGAAATGATAATACTAACAGTCCTACTGTTTTAGAAACATGGACTAATTTATCATTAGATCCTTTATCATCTAATTTTATTTCTAATGTAATTGGTGATTATGTTTATAATTATAATCCATCAACAAACCAAATTGAAGTAACAGGTAGTTATCCTAATGCTTCAAAATTTATTAGAGTAAAACAAGTAAATTTATTAACACCTAATTATTTTGATAATGCTGGAATAGCTAAACCTCAATATACTTCTTCTATTCCTGTAAATGCTAGTGGTTCATTTACTGGTGCTACAGGTGATGTAAAAGGAGGAGCTAATTTTTATAATACTATAAATAACAGTAATACTCAAGGATTAGTAGCAGACAACTATGATAACATGATTGATTTGCTTTCAAATCAAGATGACTATCAGTTTAATGCTTTGTACACTCCTGGATTAGTAAAAGAATTTGGAACTCATACTTCTAAAGTAAATAACATTATAACTAATACTCAAAACAGAGGAGACAATGTTTACGTACCTGACTTAGTAGCATATGGTAGTTCAGTTTCTACTGTTACTGGTCAAGCTGCAAGTGTTGATTCTTCATATGTTGCTACTTATTGGCCATGGTGTCAAATCCTAGACCCTGCAACTGGTAAAAGAGTATGGGTACCTGCTTCAACAATGATTGCTGGTGTTTATGCATACAACGACAGAGTATCTGAACCATGGTTTGCACCTGCAGGTATTAACAGAGGCGGATTAGGAAGAGTAATTAGAGTAGAACAAAAATTACCACAAGCATCACGTGATACTTTGTATCAAGGAAAAGTAAACCCAATTGCAACCTTCCCAGGTACAGGTGTTGTAGTATATGGTCAGAAAACATTACAAACTAGAGCATCTGCTTTAGACCGTGTAAATGTTAGAAGATTATTAATTGCACTTAAGTCTTATATTTCTCAAGTAGCAAATACATTAGTATTTGAACAAAACACAATTGCTACAAGAAACCAATTCTTAAGCCAAGTTAACCCATATCTTGAATCAGTACAACAAAGACAAGGTTTGTATGCTTTCAAAGTAATAATGGATGATACTAACAATACTCCAGATGTAATTGACAGAAACCAATTAGTAGGTCAAATATATTTACAACCAACTAAAACAGCTGAATTCATTTACTTAGACTTTAACATTACACCAACTGGAGCTACTTTCCCAGTATAAAGAATTTAATAAACGAATATTTATAACTAAATAAATAAAACACAATGGCAGTACTAGACGCAAACGAAATATTTTTTACAGCATTTGAACCAAAACAGGCTAATAGGTTTATCCTGTATATGGATGGTGTTCCAAGTTATTTGATAAAAGGAGTAAATGCTGTAACTGTATCACAAGGAGAAGTAACCTTAAACCACATTAACGTTTATCGTAAAGTAAAAGGTAAAACTACTTGGGGTAACATTCAGATGACACTATTTGATCCAATCACACCTTCAGGTGCTCAAGCAGTAATGGAATGGGTTCGTTTGCATCACGAATCTGTAACAGGTAGAGATGGTTACTCTGACTTTTATAAAAAAGACTTAGTAATTGACATTTTAGGACCTGTAGGAGACATTGTTAGTGAATGGGTTCTTAAAGGCGCATTTATAACAGAAGCTAATTTTGGTGATTATGCTTGGGATACTGAAAATCAAGCTGTTAACATTACAATGACTGTAGCTGTAGACTATTGCGTATTGAATTTCTAATTTATAGGATTAATTATTAATACCAAGGCTCACACGTGTTGTGAGCTTTGTTTTTCTTCATATCTGTAATAAAAACTATATTTTAATATATTTATAACAAAACGTTATAACAAAATTATTTATGGAAAACAGGTTAAATACCCCAACAGAAACTATTGAACTACCCTCAAAAGGTTTAGTCTACTCAGAATCAAATCCTCTTTCAAGCGGAAAAATTGAAATGAAATACATGACCGCAAAAGAAGAAGACATTTTATCAAATCAAAACTACATTCAAAAAGGAACAGTATTAGATGAATTACTTAAATCACTTATTGTTTCTGATGTAAAGTATGAGGATTTAATTGTAGGTGATAAAAACGCAATATTAGTAGCAGCTCGTATTTTAGGATACGGTAAAGACTATACTTTTACTTATGATGGTGAAGAACAAACAATTGATTTGTCTAAAGTTGATAATAAACTAATAAACGAGTCTTTATTTACTAAAGGACAAAATGAATTTTCCTTTACACTTCCATCAACAGGCACTAATATAACTTTTAAGTTATTAACAGGACACGATGAGAAAAAAATAAATGCTGAATTAGAAGGCTTAAAAAAAATAAACAAATTTAATTCTCCTGAAATGTCAACCAGGTTAAAATACATGATAACCTCAGTTGAAGGAAACAGAGAATCAAAAGACATTCGTCAATTTGTTGATAACTATTTGTTAGCTCGTGACTCTAGAGCATTAAGAGAGTACATAAGGGAGGTGCAGCCAGACGTTGATCTGACCTTTTTTCCCGACGGGAGCGACACGAAAGCTGACATTCCAGTTGGACTTAAGTTTTTTTGGCCTGACATCTGAAATAGCCTCTCAAGTTAGAATAGGTTTATTTACTCAAATTCATGAAATTGTTTTTTATGGTCAAGGAGGCTATGATTGGGAAACAGTCTACAATATGCCTATTTGGCTTCGTAAGTTTACTTTTAATAAAATGAAAGAACACTATGCTAATCAAACTAATCAAAATAATGATGACTTAGCCACTCAGTCTCAAAAGATTAAAGAAGGCAAAATTCAAATTCCTGATCATTTTAAGGGTAAGTCTGGTAAAAAGATACCTAAATATTAAAAGTTGTGTTTCTTTATATTTATATCATATAAACAATTATGGCTACACCTAATCAACTTTCACCAAGAGAAGTACAAGAATTAGCAGAACTTTATAAAAAAGTACTTGGTTATACAGATGCAATAGCAACATCCGAAGCTAATAGAGCCCAATCTATAGGTACTGCTCGTCAACAATTAGAATTGATGAGAAAAGAACTTGAAGATATGACAAAAGATATCACTGAACAAGTTCAAGCATTTAGAGACATAGCTAAAGAAATAAGTGGACAAAGAGATGGAATTAAAGAAACAGTTAAAGGATTTAAAAGTTTACGTTCTATAGCTGAAAAAATTCAATATCATCAAAAAGATATAAGTGAATTATCTAATAAAGATATAGAAAGTCTTGAAAAAAAATTAAAAATTGAAAAGCAAAGATTTGAAGAAACAGGTAAACAATTAGAAAAAGAAAAAACTGCTCTAGAAACAGATCTAGCCAGAACTCAGGCTTTAATAACTACTTTAAAAAATAAAGCTAATTATACTGAAGATGATTTAAAAAGAGAAATTAAATTAGAACAAATACAACAAAATATAACTGCTGAATTAAATAAAAACATTAAAGCACAAGATGAAATTAAAGGTATAGTAGATGGTACTGATGCTAACTACAATGCTACTTTAAATACATTAGAAAAAATTAAAAAAGAAAATACCGAAATCAATAAAAAAATGGGTATTGGAGGTGCTTTAGCTAAATCCCTAGCTAAAAACCTTCCAGCTCCATTAGCAGAATACATGGGTTTAGATGATGTGGTTTCAAAAATGAAAGAAGCTGCTAAAGATGCTAAAGGAATAGGTGGTGGATTAAAAGTAATGGGTGCTGGTTTAAAAGCAGCTGGAGGAAACATGATGAGTGGAATGATGAGTGGATCAAATCCTTATTTATTAATTGGGGGATTACTTGTTAAAATTGCTAAGTTTTTTATAGATGCCATGTTTGGTGCGGATAAACAAGTAACAGATTTAGCTAAAAACTTAAACATATCTAAAGAATCTGCTAGAGGTGTTAGGGATGCTGCATTTAAAATAAAAGAAAATTTTAGTGCTTTAGTTGAAGTACAAAAAGGAAATTTACTTCTTCAAACAGAAATAGTTGATACTCAAATTAAATTTAACAATGTGTTAGGAATGTCTGTTAATTTAATTAGTGGGTTTGGATTAGAAGGTCAACAAGTTGTTGCTCAATTAGCTAATATGGTTTCATATTTACAATTAAGTGATGATGAATTAAAAGGTATTACTAATTTATATGCTAATACTGGAAAGCAAATAGACAATATAAAATTTCAAATATTAGGGACTGCTAGGCAGCAAAAAATGCTTACTGGATTACAAATTGATGAAAGAAAAGTATTAAAAGATGTTTTAACTACTAGCAATGCTATACGATTAAGTATGAAAGGAGGAATGGACGCTTTAATAAAATCTGTTGCTGAATCCCAAAAACTAGGAAAAAGTTTAAATGAACTAAGCAGAATAGGTGAAAGTCTATTAAATTTTGAACAATCTATATCTTCAGAATTAGAAGCAGAATTACTGCTTGGTAGAGATTTAAACCTTGAAAGAGCTCGAGGTGCATATTTTTCTGGAGACATGAAATCTTTCCAAGAAGAAGTTAACAGACTTGTAAAAGAATCAGGACCTGATTTTAAGAAAAATGTTATAGCACAACAAGCTTTAGCTTCTGCTTTAGGAATAAGTAGAGAAGAATTAGCAGATATGGTAACTGAACAAGAAAAATTTGAAAAATTTCAAAACAATATGGTTAAATTAAGTAATAGAGAATTAGAAATATTACAAGAAAATTTAAAAGCATATGGTGTAAAAGGTAAACTTTCTGAAGCTACAATCTCTCAATTAAAAAATGGAGAAATTACAGGTTCAGCATTTGAAAAAGAATTAAAAAGAATTGGATTAGAAGGAGAAAATTTAACAGAAGTTTTAGGAAAACTTTCATCTCATTCTTTAGAATCATCTGATGCCCAAGCAAAATTTAATAAAGCATTAGAATCAGCTAAAGAAATATTTACTAGTTTTGTTGATGGAGGAGCATTAGATGCTTTAGCTAACTTTATTACTCAATTTGTTGTTTCTGTTCAACAAAAAGGATTATGGGATACATTAACAGGGGGAATAATGAGTATGGATGAAGTAGAACAAATAAAATTAGATAAACTTCAAAATAGAAAACAAACACTATTCCAGAAAGAATATGCAGGTATAATATCAGACCAGGAAAAAGCAGAATTAGAGGGAATAGATTCAAAAATAAAAAAACAATTAGAAAAAATAGTGTCTACATCTGAAAATACTGTAGCAGAAAAAGGAGGAAAAGCTTCATTGAGTTTTTATGATGATTATATTAAAGGTAATATGGCTTATTTAGGTGGTTTGTATGCTTCTGGAGGAAATACTGAAGCCGCAAAAATGGCTGAAACATTAGCTGAAGCATATATTTTACAACAAAAACAAAAAGAAGCAAATGAATATGCTTCAAAGAATGCAGAATATGCTAAAAGACATCTTGAACTTTTAGAAATAATTGCAAAGAAAGAAACCAATGTAAATTATGATTCTCAAAAAGCAAGTGTAGCTAGTACAAAACGAGAGTCAGCTATTGGTTAATCACTTTTTTCCTTAAAATATTTATAACAAAACCTTAAAACTATAAAACATGGGACTATTAGACAAATTATTAAACGGAGGATCAACTTATACACCATACAACGGAACAACCCCAGAAACAAACCCTTTAGCAACAAAGCAATCACAACTTCATGCTGATGGAGCAGGAGCACCTGGTTACTCTGTAAATGGAAGATTTTTTAGTAGTGTAAATAGTGCATATCAAACGTATTTAGATGGTACTAATAACATTTTACCACAACCATCTCAACTTGATTTGAATGGTGCTACTCCTTCTCAATACATTCAAAATTTACCTGAATAATGCCTTTAGTTGACCTTCAAACAAATTTAAGGTCTCTTAAATACGGGAATGACAGACCTGGAGGTGGTTCAAGTAAACAACCTTTTGTTACTAAAGACATACCTGGACCTGACAGGGCAATTCCATATAGTGCTGTTAAGGATAATTCTGAGTATGAAGGAAATTCTCCTGATTTTATTTTAAGAAATGGAATTTTAAACGTTCAAGATTCACTTCAGGATGTTAAAAGAATAACTAAATGGTTTGCTACACCTATTGGCTTAGCTTTTATTGCTAAACAAAACTTATTAGAAAGGCAAAACGTACCTATGCCTGCTAATGGAGGAGGAGTGTTACAACGACTTTATCTTCCTACTTCTACAATAGCACAAGCCGGTGTTTTATCATTAGGGTACCATTTAAATAAAAAAGGTTTAAATCCATTTGCATCTGGATATGCTGTTGAAGGTGAAAGTGCTGAAGGTTATTTTAAGACTACATTATCTTATGATAATAAAGATGATGATAGTGGTAGACTTACATTATTATATAAAACCCATATTATATCTCCTGATAGTATATATTATGCAAATGTAGGTGATCAAATCCAAGCAAGACTTCTTTATAATATAAATACTAATGAAGATAGTCTTGATACTAACCTATTTTCATATAATGGCGGTCCAAATAGCCCTGTTCCTGGTTTGGGAAAAACCAACATACGATTTGCAGGTTCAGGACAAAGAAACAGAACCCCAAAACAAGGCCTTCCAGATTCGGCTATTTCTGTACCTCAATTAAAAGAAGGAAAATCTACTGTATTATCGGCATTAAATTATTTTTATAATAAAGGTATAAATGAATTTAATAGAGAATCAACATATGGTACTTCTGTTACAAGTTATGGAAGTGTAAGTAATGATGAAAAAACTGATAGACTAAATAAACTTGAACCATATACTGGTTCTTCACCAACAGATGAAGATAAAAATTCAGATTTAGTTAAATTTTATTTTGAAATTATTGATCCTACAGTTACAAATAATACACAAAATGAATTTTTATTCTTCAGAGCATATGTTAATAGTATAACTGATAATTTTAAAGCAGAATGGACACCATACAAGTATGTTGGTAGAGCAGAAAATTTTTACAAATACGGTGGATTTGGTAGAGATGTTCAATTATCTTTTGTTATATATTCTCATACTGAACAAGAAATGATTCCTTTATATGATAAACTGAATCGATTATTAGGAACAACTGCTCCAAGGTATTCTGGAGTAGGACTTATGCTAGGAAATTTTGTTAGAATAACAATAGGTGATTATTTTAATAATATGCCTTCTATAATTAATAGTATAAACTTAACACCTTCATTTGAAGCAGGATGGGAAATTAATAGAAATGATGATGGTACTATTAAAACAGGAGATTTAGAAGAAAATGTAGGTCAAATACCAAAAATGATAGAAGTTAGTTTAGGCTTTACTCCTCTCCATAATTTTGCTCCTCAATATGGTGAAAATTTTATACGAGAAATAGTTAATTAATGAACAGATACCAATACATCCCAATTATCACCAATTCTACAGGTAAAAAATACTATAGGGATTCAAAATACCCTCGTATTCCATTATCTGTTAATGATATTTATGTGGTGACAACTGCTGGTGATAGATTTGATTTGTTAGCAAACCAATATTATGGTGATTCGTCTTTGTGGTGGATAATATCTGTTGCTAATGAAGAATTACCTCAAAATTCACTATACATAAATGAAGGAACTCAAATTAGAATACCTTTAGATGCAAGTAGTATTATAAGAAGTTATAACAATTTAAATGGTTAATAAATGTCTACACCTGGAGAAGCTATAATAGGAGAAACATTTAATAGTTTTGTTAAGAAACAAATTGAAATTCGACAAAATAAATTAGCATTAGATGCATCTCATGATAATGATTTTTTAAAATATACACATTCTAGAACTTCATTTTTACGTTTAACATCAGGTGTAAATGTAAGTAATAAAATTTTAAATGAATTAGGACTTAGTGGTGTTCGTTCAAAAGAAGGATTAGCCCAAGCATATGTTATTTCTAATGCTCAAGGATATGATACTGCTACTGACCAATATGTATTTAGTCAAGGAATAGGGTATGACGTAATTTCAAGTTATGGTTACACCTCTACCCCAGAATATGGATTTGTTCCTCCCCCAGGTATTATTTCAGCTGCAGTTAAATCTTTAAATAGAGGTTCTTTAAGAGAAGCAACTATAAATTTAGTATGTCATAATGTAAGACAACTTCAAATTATAGATACATTGTTTTTAAAATTAAGGTATTCATTTTTATTAGAATGGGGACATACAACATATTTTGATAATACAGGAAAACTAATAGGCCCTAATGAAGTACCAAACATGTCTGATACTTTTTTACAAGACTATAATAATAATCAATATGCTCTTTTAGAAGAAATAGAAAGGGAAAGAATAAATTCTAGTGGAAATTATGATGCATTTTGGGGAGTACTTAAAAACTTTACTTGGGAACTTACTCCTAATGGTACATATAATATAACTTTAGTAGGAATATCTACAGGTGATGTAATTGAATCTTTTAAAATTAATTCAAATGTTACTCCTACAACTGTATACACAGATGCAGTTACAGGAATTGAAATACCTAAATATCAAACTTCAACTTTAGCTAATGTGTTAGGAATAGTTAGAAGATTTGTTGATCAATCTAATGTAAGATACATTGATGGGTATAACAGCAATGCAGATTGGTCATTACAATCATCAGTTATAGCTAGTAACAATGGCAATCCAGACTTAGTAATTAATTGGCTTGATCCTAATGAAAAAATTCCATCTGAAACTAGTACTGTTTCTGAAAAAGAAGCAATAAGTATAGAATTTAAAGATTTTCCTGAAGATCAAAAAAATCAATATTATATTAAATTAGGAGCATTATTAAGATTAATTCAAACTTTTTTATTAAGTTATAGTAAAAAAACACCTTCATTTAAAATTAACTATGATTATAATAATAAAAACAACAGATGTTTAACTTTAAACAATAGACTTCCTCTTGATCCTAGAATAAGTTGGACACCAATTGCCCCTAATTCTATTCCTGGATCCGTTGCTGGTAATCTTTCTCAAGTTTCAACAAAATTTGGAACATCAGATGATCATGTTGCCAATACAATGCACATGTATGTTAATATAGATTATGTAATAGATGTTCTTGAAAAAAACAAAGATGAAGATTCTAAAATTGATCTTTATAAATTTTTAACAAGTTTAATGGGAGGAATTCAACCTTCTTTAGGTAGCATTAATAGTTTTAAAGTAATATACACTCATGATACAAATACTTTTTCTATTATTGATGATAAAATAATACCTTATCTTGCAGCTAGTTCAACACCACTTGCTGTTTTTAATACTAACACATTGAATGCATCCACTTCAGGAGGAGGTTCTTTTGTAAATAATTTTAGTATAAAAACTGAATTGTTTTCTAAAATAGCTAATACTATAGCTATGGGAGCACAAACTAATGGAAATACAGGAATTTCAAATTCAACAACTTTTAGTTATTTATTTGAAGGAATAACAGATAGAATAATAACTTATAAACAAAATGAAAATACAGGTATTAATTCTGAAGATACATCTTCTCAATCTAAATATGATCAAGCAGAACAAGATTTATTAGTTTATGCTAGTATTATACCTGGAGGATTTGGAGGTGTAGGAGATAATTACAAATTCACAGACGAATTTATAAATAAATACACTTCTCACATCCCTGATTTATATGGTTATTACATAGGAAAAGATACTAATAATGGTCATTTTGTAGGAACAGGATTTATTCCTTTAGGATGCCAATTAAATTTAGAAGGAATAAGTGGTATAAAAATATATCAAACTTTTGGTATTAACAGTATTTCCTTACCACCAGTGTATAATAATAAAGTTAAATTCATTGTTACTGGTATAGACCATAAAATAGATGATAAAGGATGGGAAACAAGTATTAGTACTTTATCTGTACCCAAAAGAAAAACAACCCAAAAATCCACTTCCCCATCTACTATAAACATAACTACATCAAATGTTAGTACAGGTATTAGGAAAGGCAAAACATATACCTATACTACTCCTTCGGCTGATACTTGGCAAAATTTATTTAAAAATTATATAAGATCAAAAGAAGGCTATACACCTGTAGGTACAAATGATCAAGGAACAGCAAGAGCAGGTTATGGTATTGATAAAGTTCTAAGAATAGGAAATCCTACTCCAGAAAAAATACAAATAGGTACAAAAGTTAGTATAAATGAAGCTGAAAATACTTTAGACAAGTATGCAGTTCCTACTTATTCTAATCCTATAATTAAAGATTTAGGTCAAACAAATTGGGATAAACTTAGTAATAATCAAAAAGCAGCTTTAGTAATATTAGGATACAACGTAGGTTCATCTTTTATTTCATCAAAAGGGTATGGTAAAAAAATTAAAACTTTTATAGAACAAAATAATTTACAAGCAGCAGGAGAAACAATATATACTGATGGACCAAGAACGGGAAAAGTAGACGGGTATCTTCCTGGTTTAGAAAAAAGAAGAAAAGAAGAATCTATATTATTTTTAACACCTGATGGAAAAGTTGAAACTATAACTTTTACTCTTGAAGGTAAACCATAAATGAAACACACAAATGGCCTACATTCCAAAAAATAAAATTCAAACTGGACTTTATACAAATGGAGGAGAGTATGCTTTTGCTTCTACCCAACAAGATTATGTTGGTTCATATTATAAATTATACAATGGAAAAATATATTCAGGAATAAACCAAAATGATCCTACAACACAAGAACTAGTATTAATTTCTAGTACAAATAGAGAAGGACCATCATCACCAATAATTCTATACAATCCTCTTTTACCTACACCTCAAGACTATAAAAACGAAGTATTTACCCGATACTTTAGTATTAGAAGAAATCAACCTTTGTTTACAGAAATAGACAATAATACTTACAAATTATTTCAACAACAGGATTCTCAAGTACCTTGGAAATTATATAGAGTTTTTTCTTTAAGTTGGGAATTAACTGGTGATATAAATAAAGTTGCTCAAACAAATAAAAACATAACTGAAATAGTAGAACGAAGAGAAAAAGCATTTGGGTTAGGGTTATACTTAAAAGAAAATTGGATTCAATACTATAAAGAAAAAGCTTAATTAGGCTTTTTAGAATTTTTTATTATATTGATATGAATAAAGGTTATGTATTACTTAATAGAAAGTCAACACCAATTTGAAAAGTTTGTTTTAAACCAAACAGACAGATGCTTTGTTGAACTTGTCTTAAACCATGACCTGGTGCATCCTGCTCTTAATGATGTTTCTTTAGTATACATTAGACCAGAAAATGATAAAAAAGGATATATTATACCCGTTTCTCATAACGAAACATTTAGTATACCCTTTACTCAAATAAAGAAATTAATTTCTAGTTATAAAGAAGTATTTGTTAGGGATAAGAAAACAAGTATGTATTTTCTAAACAAAAAGAATTTAATACATTCTCCCATTAATATAGAAAATTTATCATTTCCCATTTATGATTATTATTATAGACAGTATCCGAATAGAAATGATGTAAATAAATTTATTCCTATAACTAAACATTATGAACGTTGTGAAGAATACTTTGCTCAAACATCATTTACTCAAATAGAACTTACCCCACATTCAGA